TATGTGGAATAATGCAGGTATTTGTTGCTATTTATTCGACTCTCCTCATAACCAAAGATACGATGTTGGAAGTCGTAGGATTAAATCTCTAAAGGATCTTCCTTGGCTTAATACCTGATAAAACCAACATTATTCCACATATTGCACCTTAAAGCAGGAAATAATCCACATTATTCCTATTATATTTTGCAAATCAATATTTTTTTACTAAATTAGTAGACTTAAAATCAATAAGATATGGCAGAAGTAAAATATGATGTAGCAAGAGAATATGTTGAGAAATTTATTCAACTTGGCATAAAGTTTGGAATAGGCTATAGTAAGCGCTCTATTGCTCAAAATATGTTTCAGGAAAGACCGGATTTATTTACCAGTTGTGAACACGCCAGAGTTACCGTTAGAAGAGTTACCAATAGTGATGGTAATAGAAAAACCAAAGGAGGCGATGAGCTAGCAAGAAGACTCGCTTTAATTGAAGATGGCTTAATAGAATTACCTAACATAACTCCTTATATAATTCCTGAAAAATATAAAAAATCACTATGGATAGCTGATCTTCATTCAAGATTTTGTGATAAAAAATCACTAACTATAGCTATAGAATACGGTATAAAGCACAAATGTGATAGTGTCGTAATTAACGGAGATTTCATGGACTATTACCAAAATTCAAGATTTGATAAGAATCCATTAACTTTAGATGGATTTTATACTGAAAATGAATGGGGGATATCCGTATTGGAACTCTTACAAAGCACTTTTGGGCAGGTTTTTTTAAAATCAGGTAATCATGATTTACGCAGAGAATTAAGAATTCAAAAAATGGCACTTCAAATGCCCGAATTAATGAGTATGCCTACGTACAAAGAATGCCTATCGTTTAACAAAAGCAAAGTTGAGTTTATAGAGGACTATAGGATAATTAAGTTTGGCAAACTTAGCGGTATTCATGGGCACGAGTACCAAGGTGGGGGCGGGATACATGTCGCCTATAATAGATTAAATAAGGCGAAGGATAACATAATTTCAGCGCATTCGCATATTGCTCAGTCTGATCTGCAAACTACCATAGATGGGTCGGTCATAGTATCAGTAACTCTCGGATGCCTATGCGACATTCATCCGCGTTACAACCCGATGAATCAGTGGACTCAGGGGTTTGCGGTAATAGAGAGATGTGATAACGGTAACTTTATGATAGACAATAGGGTTATAATTGAAGGCAAGGCATATCCGAGATGACCCTAATAAACCCATCAGGACAAACAAAAATATTTAAGGGAGGAGAATATTATTCATACCTTTTACAAGTTGAAAGAAACATAAAGTTCCAAGCATGGATAAACCAAAATCAATTACCAGCCCGATTTAGTGACGGTATTGGAATGAGGCTAAATACGCAAGTCGTAGAATCCTACTTGGAATTTTTAGGATATAAAATAAAACGGGGGTCAGATTAATGACCCCCGTTTTTAGTATATAATCGAATATTATAGAATTATTTTAACGTAATGCTCACCGCTTTTATTATAACCAAGGCTGTCAATACCCCGGAACCATAATAGATGTATTTTTCGTTTCGGTTCCACCAATTTGTTTTACGGTCTATAATTCCCTGCAATTTATTATTATTAGAATAGGCAAGACTTAATGACGACTTAGCTCTTGTTAACTCGCTATCCTGCACTGATATTTTTAGATTCAGATTTTTATTTATGTTAGATATAATTGTTACCTCTTCCTCCAGATTATCTATAACTATATGAGCATACCCGATGGCTCCATCTGCCGATGCGGTTTGATTAGCTGTATCTTTTTTATAGACATTAATCGCTGAGTCAAGTTTTATCTTGTTTGGCTTATTTTCATTCCGTAGTTTGGCTAATTTTTTATCATTTATGGCATTCACGCTGTCTATTATAGCTATGTCTTTGGCTGCATGAATACTTTCGATGGAGTCTGTTAACTTTTGCCTCATAGTTGACACATCAACCGCCGCAACAACACGCTCAATCTTTTTGTCAGAGCAACTATTTATCCCACCGGATAAGATTAAAAACAACCCTATTGCCATTATTGACAATATAATCCAGTTTTTTATAATATAATCAACAATTTTTTTCATCTTCTAAAGTGTTAGTCGTATCTTTTGTTGGATTTAATTTTTTTATTGCAATTAATGATGTCCCCATACCGACAAGCGCGAGGCTCTGGAGTAAGGTATCAGGCTCAGATCTGAATGTCCCCATAGCAAAACAAATAGTTCCTATAAAAATCATAAACATCCCACATATAGCACCCCCCGAAGTCTTGCCATTTAGCTCCGACACAGCCTCTGGGAAACTAAATTTATTAACATTTACCTTGTTTATCATACTATAACCTTTTTCGAATTATTATAAAATTCAATTCTCTCAGAAAGACCATTATGGCCGCCATTCACTACTTTTGTAACCTCGGTAACTGTAGCCCCAACGTCTACCAAATGGTTTAATCCATTCTTCCACCAAAACCAACAGGCGGAACGGACAGAGGCGGAAGGAGACAGAAGTAGATCTGGGTCAGCGAATACATCTATACCCCAATCTTTTGACATAGATTTGTAATTATATGTCCCAGTTATCTGGATTAATCCGCGACCCTTTAATCTTTCTCCATCTCCATCATCTTCTGGCGTATTGCCCAGGTTATGAGCAAGGAGTCCTGTATCATAGTTGGAGCCTGACGCCAATTCTTTATTATACCTTAATTGTCCAGACTCATGAGCCACTTGCGCTAAAAAATGGGACACGCGCTCTCGTGTTGTTATCCCGTAATAAGGCATCCACTTATTCAACCAAGGAAGGTATTTTTCAATGTTAACCTTGGTTGCAAGCGGCATAATCTCGTGAAGTTGGTTGTATGTTAGTTCCATATTAAATTACTGTAAAAGTGATACTATATAATAACATCCATTATAATACCTTAATACTAAAGTGTCGGATCCATAAAGTGAAATATTAGCGAGTGTTTGCCCATTATTGTTATAAAGTTGCCCATTAGTTACGCTATCTAATCTTATATAATTCCCCGCTGTTATTGCAATTGTAATATTCAGCAAGAATGTAGTACCAGTTCTGATACCACTTCCTGTTATTATCGAAGCGGACGGGAGTCTTACGATCATCGCGTTGGGTATTGAAGTTATCATATATTGGTGAGTCACTCCAATGAAATGCTCTAATAAATCAGAACCACCAACCGCTCCTATATATGTATCATCGCAAAAGCAATGCCCACCTACGCTATGTATATTTCCATCATTATCAATGGACTTTTGCGACTCCGGACTGATATTATCTAATGTACCAGGTCTAAATTTAGTTATAAGTGCGGATCCTGGGGTAGCGTATGGGGAAGTGTCCGAGTATTGAAATCTCGCTACACCCAGAAGCCCACTTGACGATGGAAGAACATTTGTTCCTATCCCCGCCCATATCGTCGCCCCGTCAGTATTACCCTCATCACCTGCTGATTTTGAATACTTAAACAGCGTCTCGGCTAATGTCAATCCAGATGAACTGCTTGCTACTCCTATCCGTTTATCAGCTATGGTAAATCCTCCGATGGTACCAGAGTTTAAATCCCCAACGATGGTGGCATTATTGGCTATTATCTGACCAGTTGTGCCATTTAGGGTCAGATTTGGAATAAATAAAGCATTATTATAGTCCACAGATGATACCCCAGATATAGTTCCATGTTGAGAAATAAGCAAATCATTCCCATCAACAGTTTTAAAAATAAATCCAGCTAAATTTGCCCCTTCCGCCAATAAAGTTCCCGTGGCTATTGATTGAAACGAGCTCCCAAATGGCCTCCAAAATTCTGTTTCAGTTGGCAAATGACCGATAAATGTATCATGAGTTGGAAGGGACACATACCATGTGTAAGAACCCTCGCTGCCATATCTTACTACATCTGTTCTTGCTTCGCTTCCGTTATAAGTTATAGAGTCAGAATATTGTCCCTGATACGGAGAGGACGGGCCTTGTACCCCCTGATCCCCCTTAGCCCCCCGTATTAATGACCACAAGTATAAACTCTTATCTGTATTGGGGGTAACCGTTAATTGATTATAAGACAGTCCTACATACATAGTATTTTCCGTCGGAGTTCCGTAGTTACCAGTACCGTCAGCAACATCGGAATATCTTATCCAAGTATATTTAGTTATTCCGTCATCTCCTGCTTGCCCCGGTATCCCCTGAGGCCCCTGTATTAGTCCACAGTCGACCCAATAAGCACCATCCCACATAAATAAATGCCCCGATGATAGCCCATCATTAATAACTATTCTGGCGTCCCCAACGGTATTTCCTGTCGGAGGAAGATCCCCCTCTGTCTCGACGGATGGTTTTATATTTACAGATGTTCCATTAGATCCGTCTGAAACCACCAATACTGTTTGCGAATCCAATACGGCATCAAGTTCAGAGTTTTCATATAGTTTAATTCTTATTGCTTTTTGCCCAGACCCGAAATTAACAGTGTAGCTTGTTTGGGGGTGTATAGGGGATTCCAATCCCTCCCATATAACGCCGTCTGATGAATATTCAAGATTAATATATCCAGAATATGACACCTCGGTAGCCCCAGTGGTCTTGTAAAATGAAAATACTACGCTGCTTGGTGTAAAAATCCCGTCAGTACCGAGAATCGTGGAGGAAGTTGATGACTTTATCGAATATATTACCGCATCAGCTCCAGCAACCCCCGCCTTAACCTTCCCAATTGAAAATATCCTCGTAATAGTGACCCCTCCGTAGGTTCCAGTTAAAGTCAAAGATGCCGTGTTGTTAACTGCCGGAAAGGCAGAAACGGAATATATTCCCGTACTCGCCCCAATTGTTCCGGTACAGTTGCTGGCCACACATGTAAACGTAGAGGACGACGTAACGTCTGTGGCCCCGTAATACATTTTAAAAACTCCCTGAGCCGGGGTAAAAACGGATACCACTCCACCGCTATCTGCCGCCAAAGTGCAGGAATCGTTAGTCAATACTCCATTAACGGAACTTAATCCAGTAGCCCCCATATCACCCGGTATACCCTGAGCGGCATATATATGCCAATATCCTATATCCGTGGGTTGTATACCAGAATCTTCGTTATCAATGTCGCAATAATAAGTAGCCCCTTCGTATTGGGTCAAATTACCAGCATAATATGCCAATCCCTCTATATATGCCCCCCTATCAACCGTAATGATACTTGTATTGCCACCGGCGTCCTTTACAAACGTTTGTTGAATTATGCCACCGATGACCCTCAGTAGCCCATCTCCATCTTTATTCCAATACATGGCTCGATCAATTTGATCTATTCCCCCGATTGTAACCATGTGCTCAAAAGAAATTCGTCCGAGGTCTAAATCTATCTTGCATAGTTCGTCCGCAGATTGCACCATCCCGGTCGTAATAAATCTACCGTTTATCCACGTCTTGCCATAGGTGATGCTATCACCCCTGGCATGAGGCGTACCATCAATTGCATCTAATGACGGATAGATTACACCGATATAAAATAAATAATATCCACTAATAGATTCTACCGTCTCCTGCAGCTTACTAACGTACCATTCGGCTGTCCCATCTTCTTTCGAGCATTGAACATATATATAATACTGGTCAAGAGGGTCTAAAATATCAGTTAATGGGTTATTAATATACCACGCGAAATCAGAATCAGGGTTACCGGGCGTGACGGTATGCCTGATCTCTCGATGCTGTAACATACCCGTGCTTAAAAATAAAGAATCAATTTGACCTTCATAATTGGGCTTAATGTCGGCTAATAAAACAAAATCCCACGATTTCGCACCGACTGAAAGATACAAGGTTTCGATTGAATTAGGCCGTATATTCGTTCCATCAAAATAATCATCTGTGTCGAAAATATTGTCCTTCAATCGGTTTAGGCTATGAACATTTCTTCTGGCTACCGTTTCTAATCTTAACTTGTTAGTGGTAGATTCGGTTTTTACATTCTCAATCTCATCCCGAATACCTCCGATAGTTCCTGGTACAGGCTCATTGCTTAGCGTAACCTGATATACTGGAGTTTGGCTTTCTCCATAGTCGACCATGACAGTTTGAGCTATAATTGACGTATTTATTCCAAGCTGAGAATCAATAACTGGGCATAATATTCCCTCCATCACCTGAGCAGAAACAGTAGGATTCTTTTTCATGTAAATCTCATCAAACCCCACTGAATAGACTACTTTAGATACATCTACCTTGGCTAACTGCGCAGTGCCATCGGAGAGAAGGCGAGACTCTGAGGCCGATATATAAGCCTGAGGTAGTGTTATGTTAAGGAGCACAAACCTATCAGCAGCAGAAGCATTAGTCAGCGTATCCGGCAATATTATAGGAGTATCATCCGTATTTCTATTGCACGTAAGTTTCCATACGGCGCCGGCCACTGGTGGATCTGAAAGTTCACATTTTGTTATTTCAAACTGAACCCCAGCCAGTCTTCCTGTAGTCATTGAAATGGTGAAAGTTTCATCTGGTATAAGATAAGTATTCGGGTTAAAGCCTAAATCTTTTATCCAGATATTAAACGCCGATTGGTCTTCGGTTAATATATCCGATACAGCCACAATCTCATCAATTCTGCCTACTGCTGTGTTTGTTATTCCAGCGGCTGTTAGATCATCGCCTGTTATTCCAACTATAGACGGGTAAATATCTTCGTTTCGATAAACTCCTTCCCTTATTCCATATACAGATGTATTGGCTGAGTCTATATAATTTTTCTTATAGTTAGGACTTTCCACATCTGAATATCCAGGCAGCATTAATTCTGCGTGGTACTCCTGGTTCTCAATCCTATTATAGTCGGCTGGTATATTATTGCTACCTCCAAATACCCTAAGTCTTGTTACCACAGCAGAGTCATCCTGTACCGTCCTTGTTATCTCGTAAAGACCTTTTCCCTTTCCATATTGAAACGTTGGCATACCGATCGGGGTGGAACAAGCGTAGCCTAAAGTAATAGTTCTTCCTACTACGGAGAAGTTTAGTCCAAAGGTGGACTTACACAGTGATACGGCATCCCAAACCTTTGAATCAGTTAGTGAAATGTCTTTGTAGTCAGTGGTTACTCCGCTGGCAATATTAACCGTCCACGCATCACCACCAGCATATAACCTATTAAGATTAGCCTGAATCCTATCCCTTAACTGTGCCAAATCTCCATAAAATTCCACAGTAGACCCGCCCGTATAATATTCATCGTTTCCGGCTAAAACTACATCTAAAAAATCGCAATGACCTAACTCCCTTTGGGCCGGAACAAATGTTAGCTCATAAGTAAAAGTGAAGGTCGATGTTTTTTTATCGGTTGGAATATAATTTAGGTAAAACTTTTCGTTAGTTACGGGATGTATCACGTAATCACCTATTGCAAATTCGAAAGGCGCGTTTAGGGGGAGACTGGCTTTTATAAACCTGTCTCCCATGAATTCACCGGAATATGTGTAGGATATTATGGCTGGGGAAAGAGTGGCGGTAAGGCGATATATGTTTAACATATAAAATGTATTAAAAGTCCAGTCAATATTCCTAATCCGTCAGATAAAAGGTCGCTCCAGCTCCAGGCATTACCAGCAGCTTTACTGTCACCATATTCCTTACCGATAGCAAGTCCAGCGGCAAAGGAGGCTCCATATAATCCGGCCAAGGACGGGATTAGACAGGCGGCGAAGTGGAGTATTTTATCCTTCTGTAATTTCATTTTTTAAGGGTGTCGGGGTCAATTTCTCAATCTGTAAAGCGGTTAATGTAAACGGCAGATTATCAGACGTAAAAACAATATCTGTATCTGACTTGATAGTTTGCTCACTTGCGTCCGTGGTGTCGGTCTTTTCGGTTTTGACCACCTCTGACACGTTACACAGGCAGTCACCCTTTGGATAACGTTTTACGATTTCTGCCTGATTGTAGCCATTAAAGTTTATAGTCTTTTTCATATTGTAATCTTTTTAGTCTTCTAGTTTCTATTCCTTTTAATACTGATGATCTCTTTGGGCTTATTCCTTTATTCCATGAAGTTTGCCCTAAATGGGATTCGCTCTGCCTCTTTAGCGTAATAGCGTCAACTATAGCTCCATATCTGTGACCTCTTTTTATTCCATCTATTAATCCATTCCGAAATAATTCTGCATACCCTATAAATTGAATCCTCCCATTGCTAAATACAATTTCTGTATTTATTATCATCGGAGACCTTTTATATTCGGATACATATTCAAATGTCTTAATTAAAGAACCGTCCATATCATACACCGATACGGCAATTGGCATTTGTTTTATTTTCGGCTCTATTGAATCCATTTTTGTCCAACTCCAGTAACATCCTCCACTAAAGTTGTATCCATTATATTCCCTTAGGGCGTTCCATAATGAATTCGTACCTACACCTAGTTCTCTATGAACATCCCTTTGTGACCTCCACTCTCTTATAAACTTACCATCTAATCCGTATTGGTATGTAGGAGTTGATACCACGATCTTTTGTTTAGCTATGTCCAGCGCTTTATCTTCTTTAGACCGATACCTTAAATTATGCGAGCTATTTCTCATCCTAATGGATGCCAATTTTCTCCATTCTTCGGAATGTGATTTTCCATACATGTGGTTTAATTCGCCCCGCTGAGCGTCACCTATCATTTTTGCTGTTTCGGTAGAATGCTTATAACCCTTTGTTCCTCCACCTTGGAGATTATATCCTACACCTTTTTCGGTAGTCTTAAATTTTTTAATAGCGAACTTCTCAATTGCATCAAGTATTATTTTTTCATTTTTATATGGCCTTTCATTTCTGTATAGAAACCTTATGCTAAAATTATCAAAACCATACTTTTTAATCGCAAAATCTAACGCTCTCTGATTTTTTGCTCCAAAATTCCTATATGTATTCATCCTGTCGGATACGTTTATAGACTGGCCTATATACATTTTTCCAGATGGGCTTGTGAGTAAATATATTGCGGATGCCATAATTAAACGACCTCTACTTTTACGTCCACAGTCATTCCACTCCCACTATTACCACTTGCAGTGATACGAATATAGGCATCCGTGTAACTTAGTGTTTGATCTACATTTACATCAAATACCTTCGTTGTATTGTTACATGATTTTCCAGTTATTAACGTCTCTAATTGAGCCCCACCATAAGAATACAACTTAGCCTCAATATTTGTTACGTTTGTTGTCGTGGTAAATTTTATTGATTTCGTTTTACAAGAATGCGCGATTCTAATCGACTTTGAAGAACTTGCGATATCGGTCGCAAATAGTCCGCTTGTGTACGTGTCGGTTTCGAGGTGGGGGGTGTTGGAGAAGAGGCGGATGGCGTAGCCCCTATTTAAGGATAATCCCGAAGCCTCCCCTCTGGTTATTGAACCAGAATCATAATAAGACAAATAAGCCTCTGTTGCCCACAATAGTGAATAAGCGTCCAAGGTCGAAAATAGCCCAGCTTCGGATCGGCTCCCTCCTGCTAACGAACTAACCCCACTCTCATTAGTAGCAAGCGCATTATCAAACCCACCATACAACGCTTTCAACTTCCCGCCTGATACCGTATTTCCGCCTAAATAATCTGACAACATCGTCCATTCCAAAACGGACGGAACGTGGTATCCTTTCGGTGCGTAGGTGTTGATAGCAGGCACAGCGAAACCGTTGTACAGCTTTCCGTAGATAGCACCGTTGGCTGCTGAATTGTCGTAATGCGACCATGCGGGTGTGCTTAATACCGCCCATGCTGAATCGTCTTGAACTTCGGGAATCGTAACCCCGCCAACATTCGACAATGTCAAGTTACTTGTAGCGACCTGCTGCGAACCGACTGCGATGGTTTCAATTGCGGGAAATTCATCTGCTAAGAAGCGGTGAAGGTTTTGGGATTCGTAAGCGGAAAGGGTGCGGGAAATTATTTGGAAATAAGAAATTGTGCCGTAAAAATTTGATTCGGCCACAGATATCTTATCAAATAACATAGGCGCTGTGGGTGCATTAACCGTGCCAGCGCATTTCACCCCGTTAATTGCTATATATCCATTTCCTCCTTTATATTGAATTTCAATTTTATTATCTATACCAAAAATAAGTAAAGGTGGGGTAGTTGCGGAATTAATAAGGGAAACACCTCCAGTATTTAAAACAACCCCTGCACTCGAATAATCAAAAGAAGTTCCAAGTCCTAAATCTATAATTCCATATCCTTGCGCTGGAATACAAGTAATATTTATGTTTAAAAGGATAGTCAATTCACCGCTACTCGGTATGCTTATTTGTTCAAATGTTATTGATTTCGTACCAGTTTCACCCTGTACCAACTTAATGCTCAACTTTTCACTCGGTGCAATCGTACCCCCCGCATAAAATCGGCCCCCTGTAATGGATGTAGCATCATTATTATTCGGTGATAAGTCGTAAGGTTTTTCAATATACCCGCCAGTTATTTTCGAGCCAACTTGCGGAACAAGAAGTATTTTAGTATCTGACAGTAAATCTTTATTTGCTTCAAATACCCGCTGCATGAACGCTTTGCTTCGGATTGTCCCGCCGTCAGACAATACCCGCTTATTAAAGGATATTTGGGGGGCAATGGCTTTTTCGTCGGAAATAATTGCTTCGTCAGCCGTATCCATTTGCCCCTTATTTATCGCCTCGTTATCAGCATCAGCCTCAGGGACTACAACATTTCCCGTAAATGTAGGATTATTTATTGGAGCTTTCAGATCTACAGCCGTCTTTAAAGCCTTTCCCTGTTTTGCAGATAAGGGCAGCGTCTCACTATCCGAAGTCAATGTATCCACCGTCTTACTCTGACCGTATGCAATTACATCATCAACGTCTATTCCGCCACTAACTCCAGCAGCAGTTTCCACTTCTAATTTCTCAGTCCCGATTACGGTGACATGATTTGCGGTATATAAATTACCGACGGTTTTTCCTACTGCCATATTATTTAATTGTTGTAAATCTTATTATACTATTCGTGTCAATTCTATTATCTCCAGCTACTATAACCCTTGGCATACCATTAAATTCAGTTACACCTCTAAGCCCGCCAACTGGTTCAAAAATAACGAAACTATTTTCTGCCTCCAGATCCTTTACTATCAATTCACCGGCCACATAGCTCCCCACCGTACCGTCACTCCACCACACCGTCACATCAGTTGCTATATAAGCCCCCAGCGTTCCATTAGGCATAAATACCCCGTATGTTACCGGGTTGTTTACTTTTAACTTTACAGAAAATTCTATTGTCTCGACCCCAGACCTGCAATTATAAGTAACATCATCTCCATATCCTGCGTACCTACATCTCTTGCCTATATTTTGATAAACGTCTAATATCGAAAATTCACCACCCTGCATGTGATCTAAAAAAGAAGATATAGCTACAACACCAGTCCACTCAGCCCCTTGATATGCTAAATTAATAGTCATTTCATAGGATTTAAAATACGGGATGGATGGGAAAAATTCTACATCTCCGTTCGTTTCAGGATCACTCGTTTTAGGCAAATCTTTCAAATCAGGGAAGGCGGGGCATGAAACCGACTTAACCGTTAATCCGGCGTCAGAGAATGAAAAAGCGCCCTCCGTTCCAACTTGTATGTATGTTTCTTTAAAGTTCTCCATTCAATACTGGGTTGTTTATCTTAAATTTAGCCACGAAAGATAATGCGTCAACATTACGATGATAAACAGCTTCGTCATTGTAGCTCATATATCTAAAAATTCCTTTTCTGCCGGTATATTCATCGTAAAAACTTAATTCTCCACCCTGAATATATTCTAAAAATCCCGTTATATTATCAGCTATTGAATCCAGTTCTCCTTCGTAAAAAAACTTAACTGAAACTTCTTCTGAGGCGTAAACGGGCGTAGGCGGTATATACTCGTCGTCCCCCCCCTCGTCTTGCCACTCCCTATTTGATATATCTTTTAAATCTGGGTACGGCTTAGGGGGAATAGACTTTATCCTAATCCCCCACTGCTCAAATATATCTATAGCAGGTAATCCTACTTTCTTAATCCAAAATGTTTTCATTGACAACAAATATAGTTAAAAAAAGTTAATTTGCAAAATGTTTAGTTAAAATTATAAAACCCTAAACGCTTTTCCTTTGCTGCCCTGAGTTATGACACTTCCGATCATTGACTGTATGCTTTCTACCATAACATTTGATGCCGCCATCTTAGCGTTTAAGTCTACCAATTGCGCATTAGCCTTGGTATCAAAAACGTTTATACCACCCCCGAGGTGAGCGTCAACCATTATTTTAAGATTGGCATTCTTCGCGCTTACATCTGCACGTATTGTATTTAAAAGTCCAACAAGGCGAGACGAGGTGGCTTCGGTTGTGCTGGGCACTTCACCCTTAAGGCCTGACGCGGAGGTGGTAGAAGACGTTATAGCTTTACCGGTAATAGTCTCCAGGTTATCAGCCTGTACGCCTAAGTTTTCTATTAATTTAGACCATGACTCCTTAAGCGCCAATTGCTCTTCTGGGGTCAATATTCCCCCGCTTTCGCTTGAGGTGGCAAAGTCTTCGTACCATTTCCTAATACCAGCATCCGCAGTCATGGAGAGGGCTGATTGTACCGCGCCCTGCATTAACTGCTCAAAAGTATCGGCAAAATCAGCGGCGGAACGTTTACCCTCCTTAAATCCATCAATAATAGAATCGGCAATAGTCTGATATGTTGTTCCTGTAAACATTTCACGGACTGATTCGAAATATTCGTCCTGGGCTTTAGCCAAATCCTTACCCTCGTCCGCGGCTTTCTTCATCAATTCATAGAAATCCTGTCCTGCCTGATCTAATCTACCTTCTGCTACTAATTTAGCGAGTTCTTCCACCGACATTCCAGCCAAAGTAGAGTATTGCGTTGTAGTACTATTTTTTGTCTTTGTCTGACTATATATATATTTTATATCATGGGCGGCCTGGCTCCATGACAAGTCCGTCTGCAGTTTTTTGTTTGCTTCTATCTGTTTTGATAGTTCATCTCCTTCCCGTTTATACCATTCAAGACGCGTTTCTGATATTTTTTTAGTCCAGTCATACTGTTTCCTTAGCGCTATATTGTAATCTATGAGTCCAAGATATGCCTGCCTTTGAGCGGTGGCTTCGGCTTTCAAGGCATCAGCTCTTTTCTTAGAAGCTGATGTGAATAGATTAACAACAGTTGTAACCACTGTTATAGCCGCCCCTATTATAGATAAGATTACAGAAGCTTTTTCAACTATACTTAATTGTACAGCGGCGGCAGCAGACATGGATGTTATTCCAGCAATGGATGTCGTGACAAAAGTACCGATATTAGATATGGCTGATATTATTTCTCCAGCCTGACCTCCCATAGCACTACCTATGTTATCCAACTCATTAAATAACTCTTTGGTCTGGTCTATTAACTCTGTTGTTATTTTTAGATGCTTCTTCCTCTTTTCGGCCAAATCATCCTCTGCATCAGTAGCCTCCTTTTCCGCTTTCGCTAATGACTTAAACTGAATCTGTCCGTCCTTAGCTCCGTCCGCAACAAGCATTCCAGACTGCACATTTTTAAGAGTTTTATTCTTATCGGCTACGTTTCCTCCTGCTAATTTAAGTTCTTCTGCGCTATTTTTTAACGCCTTGAAGGGATTACTTTTTATAAACTTATCCGTAGCCTCATCGAGGAATTTAAACATTACCTTTAAATCTTTTAAGGGTAATATTCCAGCAGCGCTTGTTTTTAGCCGTTCAAGTTCGTTAATTAATTTTTCAAGAGTAGAGGATGAAACTGTATCTAAATCCTGAAAAGCCATGGCGAATTCAGGAGATTTACTTAGCTTTTCAAAAGATTGGGTCATCAAAGCCTTAGCCTTATCAACACCAGCCTGTATTCTAGCTGAGTCAATTTGTGCCCCGTTTTCTGCTGTTCGTTCCGATTCTAACGCAGCTATGTCTGCATTAAACTTCTTCTCAATGGCAAGACGCTCTGCGGCATAATCACCATACTCTATTAATTTATCTTTAAGTAGTTTCTCAGTACTGGCTTTATTTTCAAGTTCATTTGCCAATACAAAGTCATCATACGCTTTTTGGTTTTCCGCATTAAGTACCGTTGATTTAGGTAAACTTTTCCTTTCTTTTACATAATTAGGATTATTTTTTATAAATTTATTTACTTCAATTTTATTTTGAAGTTCAAGCATATCCTGACCTTGCTTCTCTATTCGTAATTTTTCCTCATCAAATTTTATTTTTTGTTGCTGTTTTTGTTTTAAATAGCCTTCATCCTGGGCAGACAGTTTAGCATCGGCAAGGGTGATCTCGGCTTTTTCGCTTATATTTTTAAGCGTAAGCATATCACGCTCTACGGCTTCTTGACGTTTAGCTGATGCTGCTTTCGCTTTTGATGCGGCGGATTCAGTCCTTGAATTTTCTTTCTGGTTGCCACCTGCATATTCGGCGGCAAGTTTATCAGTGCGGACTAATTCTTTTTGCTTTGCTATTTCAGAAGATGTGAATGTTCCTAATTTAGCATGGGTCATAGCGTTGTAGTCCGCTAAGTCCTTTTGATAATCTTCTGTTCTGGATTTGGCTATTTCAGATCCGGACTTAGACGCTTCCTCTTCTGTTATTTTATATTTTTCTCCAAGTTTAGATACTGCGTCATTATATTTGAGTCTCCACCCGGTTAGGATCTCAGCCGTAGCAACCTCTTTTTGCCCAATAGCGGAAATAGTGGCCTCGGAAGATGCAATGGACTCATTCAATGATTTTAGCTTTTCAGCATTATCCACGTATTGAGATAAATTGCTTTCATTTTTCTTGCTACCTATGCTCCCGGAGGATGATATTCTTGGAGTATTTTTAACCCATTCCGGTTGAGTCTTGAATTTATCTATACTTTCATTTAATATTTTTTGCTCTTCCCTTAACTTATTAACTTGGGTTTTAGATGCCTCTATTTTTATTTTTGCATCCAAAAGTGCGTTCTTCTTCTGCTCTTCTGAATATTCCTTAACCTTTTTTATATTTATTCCTATAATATCTCCATATTCCTTCTCTCTTATAGTTGCCTCCGGTACAAGCTTAATCATTTCGTTTACAACTACGTCATGTTTTCTCTTAGCTTCTGTATAGGATTCGGTGTCTAATTTACCGGATTTCATCTCTGAGCCGAGTTTATCGTACTGCTCAAGCAATTTATCCAGGTCGCTCCCTGCGCTACCAAGTCTCGATGTAGAAGATGTTAATTCATCTATAATTTCCTGAGAAGATTTGGCCTCTTTATGAAATGCAAAAAATGCGCTTGTTATTAGCCCTATAGCCACAGCTACACCCTGCGCTATAGCTATATATAAATTAGCTTTAGTCGCCGCGTTGGCTACTTGTTGAGCCGTAGTCAATTCCGTAACAGCCACCCGCAGCTGTTTAACGGCGGATATCTGTGCAGCTATATTCTGAAAAAACGCCGGAACCATAGCCGCCATTTGAGCCGCCTTATACAACCCCCAAGTCAATATCAGCGTACCCAAAACCTTAATAATAGGTTCAAGATTAGTAGCCATTCTCATAGCCAAATCAGCCCCATCTTTTAACACGTCGTCCTGGCTCTTACCGAGTTTATTTAAAGAGATCTGATAAGCATCTACAAGATTGGATATTTTTCCCTTTAAAGTTTCGGATTGGATTTCCTGCATCTTATAAAACTTGCCTCCAGCAGAAGTCATCTCATTAAAAATACCAGACACCATAGCAAATGGAACTTCGCGCTTAGATATTTTATCAAATACATCACCGGTAGTAGTTGCTACCCCAGAAAGTGCTTCAAACTTCTTTGCAAGTTCAGCCACTAACGGAATACCCGCTTCCGTAAATTGTCGGAGCTCCTGACCCCTAAGCACCGATGCGGCTTTTACCTGACCATAGGCAAGGATCATTCTGGACATATCTACACCAAGACCGGCGGATACATCAGATAACATTTTAGTAGTTTCGAATAATTCCTTAGCTGGAACTGAAAATGCAGCTAATTGCTTCGCATAACTAACAAGGTCGAGAAATTGGAATGGGGATTTTACGGCAAGAGTTTGGATCTGCGTAAATATCTTGTCGGCGGCGCCTGCATCTTGCAAGATAGCTCGCAGAGAAACTTGCTGCATCTCGAACTGCCCTCTAATGTCAACTAAGGCTTTTACGAATCTTTCGGCCGCGTAAACAGAAAATAGCATTCCCATCTGGTTAGATAAGGCTCCAGAAAGCCGGACGCTTGAACTCATCTGCCCATTGGAAAATAGGAGAGATGCACCAAGACCACGGGTTGCGTTGGCGTGCTTAGTGGCAGTAGCGGCGGCTTTGTCAGAAGCCTGACCTTGCTTTCTTGTTATTAATTCCTGATCTCTATAATACGAATTTAATGATTTTATTGCATCACTACGCTTGCCTATATCGCCCGTAGTTTCAAGCATAGACCCAGTTAAACCTTTGCTTATACTATTATTTAATGCCTGCTTTTGAGCAGAAGCTATGCGGTTAGCCCTGGCTATTGTGGCCTGGCCATCGGTATCTTCTTTAGCCCTGATCTTGGATCTTCCGTCTAATATTTTTTGGACTAAATTCTCATCGGCGCGTTGTTGTTTGATTTTCAAAGCAGCCACCTTATCGGCTAATTCTTGCTCTTTTTGAGCTATTTTAGCCGAGAGTTCAATTTGTTTCTGAGCCGCTAATACGCCCCTTTCTCTTGCCTTATTTTCTTTATCAATACTTGTGGCTAAGCCCAAAGATGACGCTTTTATATCATCAAGTTCTTTTTTTAGTCTTACACATTCAGCTACGGCTTCTTTATATCCATCATCTACAGTTCCAGATACCACGGCAAGGCTCCTGGTCTTATCTATAACCTCGGATACATCCTTACTCATTTTCTTGAACGGACTCAGGTTTCCAGATGACGATCCGTTTAAAGCCTTTTCAACTTGGGCAGATAAACCCGCCATTTTAGTCTTGAAATCATTATCATTCAATCCTAATGTGAAATATAATGAACCTAAGTCGCCTTCTCCAGCCATGATTTTATATTATTATAATTTTATTTCTCCTGATAATAATGCGGACATGCTAACTTTTTGCCCTTGATCCGACTCACGTTTAAGTCTTGCCCTCTCTGCTGCGGCTATGTTTAACGCATCTACTTCTGAGAAATCCTCTGGTTTAAATTTCGTTTTTATAACATTCCCACTTGCATCTTTTTCTTTATGCTTAGCATATTTTATTTGAGGCAAATCAGTACTCATTAGCTCTATTTTAGCATTACTGAGAACGCACCTATAAATGTAAGCATCTACCCATCCAAATATAGTAAACCTTGGTTTTATTGCCCAGGGATATTTTTCTGCGAATGCTGATCTTGTACCAATAAAAGTTCCTGACGGTATTGCTCTACTTCCTTCTTCGTCATCGTCATCGTCGTCTCCATCATCGCCACCCCCAACATTATACACCAAGCGTAACTCTCCGATGGAATTTTTTTTTTGCCCTCAAGTATAACAGGAAAGCATTGGTCAAAAGTCCACTCCTGAACATAAGCCATCCATCTCCATTTAATCCAATAGAATAATTTAATCTTCCACATCTTGTTTAGTAATGCAATAGAGGCAAGACGATGGGGAATCGTAGACTTCTCTTTGATTATATTAAGAGCCTCAATCTCACTACCACTCTCAACTTTTACGTTAGAATCAAGCATTAATTTAGTGAATCTCTCCGTTGCATAAGGTTTCATGAATCCTACCATTACGCTATTTCTACCAGGGATAGATACTACGCTGGTTCTATCGTCATTAACCGCCATCAGTTCCTGTTCTTGCGCCGTTGTAGGTTGGTTTTTCGTCATACTATTTTTTTTAAATAATAAGGGGAGGAGCGTTTACCCCTCCCCTTGATAGGATTAATTACTACGCATAAGTTATGATTTATGCCAAATTACAAAGTCTGCCTCTTCCCCAACCAAACCTCCAGCGCCAGCTTTCGCTGTGATAGAGAATTTCTGACTAAGGGCTGTGGTTTTCAATGTGGAACCATCCATCCATGATACAAGTGTACCGTTGGTGATGATTACAACATGACCACTATCAAACTCAATCTTAGCCATCGTATTAATAGGATTAGCTCCTATTTTTACGCCAGTTGCGGTATGTGTAGCCGGAGCGTATGGGTCAGTATCCGTAGTTTCATACAGATATTCTAAAACCTCGACCGCTGAGTCCGGAATAGTACCAGTAAGCACAACAGATGCCGCTGTAAATGAAACATATACCGGAAGTGCCAACTGGTCAACATTAATACTGGCCATGGTTGGTTCTGATTGAGTAAATGCGATAGAGTCCCTTAGCGTATAAAACAATTCAGTCCAATCTGTTACCGCTGATAAGATCCCTACGGGTGCTACTGAAATGGAAACTATTCCACCAGTTGCTAATTCTTGTGTTACTGCCATGTCTTATACTAAATTCCACATTACTACCTCTGCACCTTGTGCGATACCGGTTGTTCCAGCCTTAGCGACAATAGTGAATTTGTGAGCAAGTGCGGTTGTTTTTAATGATGATCCATCCAAGGCAGCTGCAAAATCGCCGTTGGTGATAATTATAACTTGCCCTGATTCAAATGTGATTTGCCACATTTTGTTCAGAACTTTAATGTTAGTATTTACTCCGGTAGCCGTATATCCAGCAGGAGCGTAAGGAGCCGTGGTTGTGTTGTAAATAAGAGCCAATACTGCGGTAGCCGTGTTTGGAATAGTTCCCGTTACCTTAAAATCACCATCTGTGTAGTTAAGATAAATAGGGGCATCCAACTGATCTACGAGTATTTCAGCTTTTGTCGGTTCTGCTTGTGTTACAGATACGGAATCCCGTAATGTGTAAAACGTTTCCGTCCAAACAGTTCCAACCGCAATCTCAGCTTTATCGGCGTACTTGATGGATGTTATTCCACCAGTGGCTAATTTCTGAACGTGTGCTATTGCCATGTCTTAATCGTGTTTAATTATTGTTAGTAAATTAATAATTTGAACCGAAAAACCCAGACCGTCCTGTACCGTTGAGCTATTCGTATTATAATGGAACCTGTAATTCGTTGTGTTTATTGGTAATGTAGATATGATTGACTGGAATAAAGATGATTGCGTTACAGAATCTTCTATGCCACCAGTCGCATTTTTGACGTAAATGTAAATGCTTGCCATCGTTTCGCCCATCGCCACCTGGTCATCTATATTGGCTATCTTTATAACCATAAATTTAGACATGGTTGTAGGTATAGAACTCGGCCTGCTTCCGACAAATATATCATTACATATATTAAGAGTGGCAAGACTTGAATAGAGTGCCGCCCTTATCTTGATAGTATCGTATGATGTATTTACTGCCATTATTTTATTTTATGAGTTTTCGATATTTTAACTGTATTCATTGAAATAAATGTGAATGCGCCCCAAAGAACTGCCACTCTGTCACCTTTTTCTATGTATTTTTTTTCTATATTTTGAGCGTATTCTGCCCCAGCGATAAAGACTACTTCCCATGATTTGGATGAAACATAATTGTCTAAAAAATCTTTAGCATCCTTAGATCCATTATCATGTATTCCATCGCCTTGTAAATTCTTATATTCATCTTTTGACTGGCTCCAATCTCTATCAGTCCAATCCATAAAAACTACACCACCATCGTGGTATATCGCACACGCTATAGATTGCTGTAAATTTACAGTGTAGTTATCATAAGCATGATTTTCTCTTGATATTTCTATCGCTTCTACGCAGACATCCTCTAATGTCGCATATATAATCATATCCGCTATACCCTGGGCTTTTTTAATTCCAGCCTCTATAACCGATTTGTTATCGTAAGCCATTATGCTTTAAAAAATCCCATTATTATTGATGCGGCAGAAATTAATATAGCTACCGCGGCGGCTATAAATGTTCCCAGGTTTTTCATACCTTCATCCTTGCCACTCCCCATACTCCGGCTTTCACTTAGGCTTTTCAAGTCTGCTGAAATGCGTTCCAAATTCTTGTTATAATTTTCTGCAAAATTATCAAATCGCTTTTCGGCAGCTATTTCCGCCTTTAAAACAGCCTTTTCGCTTGCAGCCATAGCCACATTCACGGCTCTTTCTTGAGCATCAAGTGCTGATTTAACAGCCTCCTTTGACTCCTGTGAATTTTTATTTATAAGTTTTTCCAGAGCATTATATCGATCCTCAAAACGTTTGTCTGAAATGTCGATAATGGAAGTAAAGAATTCTTTTAACCCAACCGTCTCTACTAAGTTTTGGTTTGCTTTTTCTGCCGCTGTCATAGCTAATTAATTACTTACTATATTAAACCAAATGTTAGCTCCTAAATTACCTGGGTGCGCTAACTTAATTAAACCAGAAACGGTAAAAATGCCATTAATAACCACTAATCTTGCATAATCATCCGTTGTTATTCTACCCACCGAATTGCTATCTATTCTTAATATTAAGTCGGTCATTGTCTGACCGAAGCACGTTATAGAGTCGCCAATTTTTATGTTAAAATCGTAACTCGGAATAGACACTTTATAATCGGCTATTTTTACCCCACCTTTTTCAGAACCTCCATTATCTGGGTAAAACCTACATTCCCCACTATGTACCACCTCTGTAATCCACGTTGGCATCGCATTATTACCAGTATTAATTTGCCTTGTAATTACAAACGTATGCGGATATTGCGGATTACTAATAGTCATGGTAGTATGCGGTTCCGTTCAGTGATCTTATTTTAAGCCCACTTGTATATAGTGGGTCTGAATATTCTGCGTAAATAGAATTAGCTTCTTTTCTATACGCAGCCTTATCGGATGCCGTAAATGAAGAAGATCCTTCTGAATGTGACCACCCATTATCAGAGTCTTTTACTCCGGAGAACTGTGATGGTGATTTTGCGAAGTACATACAAATATCGGCATAGGCAAGACGCTGCTCTTTCGCAGTTAGTGTGCCCGTTTCTGACAAAGCCGTAATGCCACGATTAAGCATTATTGATGCTAATGTGGTTGGCGGAATAGTCATTGGAAATAAACCCTGGATGTATGCTTCGAATGTCATTATTTTGCTTTATTTTTAATAAGGGGCGAGGTTTTTAGCTCTCGCCCCTATTTTATTTAGGATGCAGCAGTAGCGGTATCCAAATACAACATAAATTCTGGAGTTTCAAGAACCGGAATACCAATAAATTTAGCTTCAAACTTCATTGCTTCTGCACGAGAATCAATGTATTGAGCTACACGCATCATTCCGTTTTCAGTTAAGAAAGCAGGGTTTGCGGCTGTAGCGAAAGCCAAAGAAGGCATACTCCATTGAAGAGTTCCAATTAGACCAGACTGACGAAGAACTACGGTATTGTCAGCAAATCCACGCATACTCTTGCGTACCATTGTTGCGGTAGCTGGATCGTAAACCTCAACGAGACTAACATCCTCTACAACTTCGATAGGAGGCAAACCGAGACCTACGATATACTGTTTTACAACCTCAGGCATCATTGGGATGCTTGCGATATTCCCAGAAGCGATAGTCGGATACAAATAAGTATTCACTGCCGTTTTAGTAGTAGTATGATTAAGCAGGAGTTCCCAAGTTGCCTTGTTCATTCTGAATACGTCTACGGGAATCAAGTTGTCAACAGAGTACTTGTACATATCACGAAGGTCGCCAATAGGATTAGCCCCGGAAACACTCCATACATATTTCGTACCGTTAGATCCATAACCTCCGGCTTTCTTTTTATTGATTGCTGGGATTTGGAAATCAAATTGCAAACCACGGATACCACCAGTGTTGTTCTGAACCGTAGTGGTAAATGCTCCGGTTGATTCTACCTGATATGCGGTATAATTGATCTGAGAATGAATACCTCCGATAATCTTAGCGTTGTTCACCAAGAATTTATCAAAGACAGGTTGCAATGGAACTTGCCCCCCAAGCTGCAAAATCTTCTCAGTTTCCTTCATTGACTTATCGTTGAAGTTAAAACCGAGTTTCATTACAGGCATGTCTCCACTGGACATTGCAAAACCTTCATTTGCAATAGTTGGGCCTTCTGCGTCAAAAGATACATACTGAGCCATAACTGGCAAACCCTTGTCGGTGGTAATTTGCGTATAGGTTTCGCTAATAGAAGCGTCTCCAAGTGCAAATGTATCTCTCCATTTTACTCCACCAAATTTATCGGCGAAGGCGGTATTATAAAAAGAATTAAGATTTTCATATCCAAATTCTTGCAGTGCATTATTAAGTAATGCGTAGCTTTGATAGCTAAGTGCTGGTGCTGCCATATTGTTTGTTTTTTATTTAATTATTAATCAATATAGCCAGAGTTTTGCAATTGACCCTTGAAGGCAAATTCCAAACACTTAATGTTATTCAGGATAACATCAGGAGCGGGGGGCATAGTGTTTTTATACACATATTTGCAACCACGAGCTATGCCTACCAAATTCTGAGTAGCAATAATGCTATCGTTAATTGTCAAAGAGTTCGGTTGGCAATACAGAGACTTAGTTGATCCAGCAGCGTCCGTGCTTGACTGAGCTAAGTAGCCGGCATTGGTCGTACCTACAGAGGGTGCATCGAAGTTAGCTTTTACCAACTCGAAGGATATTTCACCATCAACAGATGTGTCGATAGTGGAAGGTACAGCAAGAGATTTACCAGTTCCAGCCAAAGTGGATGGGACTACCATTACAAACTCTCCAGCAACCGGAATTGGTCGGCCTGGAAGAGCATCAAGTGTAATAACGTAAGATAGCGTGTCGGTTGAATCAGCGATAGCCTTTACCTTATACACCTTCAAAATCTTAGCAGCATGGGTATCAATATTGAATTCCACAGGAGATGCGGCAGGCACAATTTCGCCTTCCTCGAAAGTGTTGGTAATTAAACCCCCACCCTCACACTGTTTTGGAAATTCAGCCCACACAGGAACACCACCGCCAAAAGAGATAGTGCGCCGTGAAAAAGCATTATAATTTCTTGGCATTTTAATTAGTTTAAATTATTTTTAATTCGTTTTTACTTGGTTTTGGATGTGATCCCCATACCAGCAACCGCCTTATCAAGAACACTTTCAGTATGTTTCTGACCTTGTTCGGAAACTTGGCTTTTACCTTGTTCTGGTAATCTTGGCGCATGTCCGTCTCCATAAAACTCTGTCATCTTAGAATCAAAAGCCGGAAGTAATTTTTCCGCAATTTGTTCGTCAGTGAGAGTTTCGTCCAATGTGTCCGCAGTTGCTACGACTTGAAGTACAGGTTCCTTCGTAGCCCCTTTAGCTTTCATTAGATTTTTAATAGAGGCAAGACGAGACTGGTTTGCCTTATCCTTGTCTTGAGCGTCAAGTTTCGCTTTCATGTCAGATAACTGTTTTTCAAGCGGACTTGTTACTCGTTTCAAAATACCTTCCAAATCAACTGGTTCTGGTTCAGCCTGTTCCGTTCTTGGAACGTACTGACTTCTCTGTCTACTTGCATCAGCCTCGGTCTGGGTTAATTCAGCCAAAGCCTCATACTGTGTAATCTGAGCTGTAATAGCTTCTGTCAATTTGTCAGGATCCAAAGTACCCAAAGCGGAGATGTTAGTCTCAATTTTGTTTACCAGTTTTGTGATTGTTGCTGCTTTCAACCCGTACTTTGCATAAGCCGTTTTGACCGCTTTTTCAATTTCATTCATGTGTTTTAACTTTTATTTTAGTTTTTTAACATTGCCAAAGATAATCAATTATTTTTAATATGCAAAACTTTTATGTTAAATTTTGCAAAAAAGTTTTTTTTTATTATCTTTGTTGAAAATATATTGAATGATAGCTCAAATTTGGAGTGGTTTAACATATAAGGGTAAGCCTGTATATACAAATAAATATGCAAGGTGGATAGAAAAAGAAAATCTACAGAAGGCTCACGACGGCATAGAAATAACAAGTTTTGTTCCGCAAGAAGGCTTCCAGGAGGAGGTATGTTATTGTCCCGCTGATGTTGCTATAATTGGAGGAAAAAGAGGAAGTGGTAAAAGTTTGATAATGAACTTATTACCTGTTTATGGTATCTCAAACCCATTATTTTCATGCCACGGATTCCGTAGAGAAAAGGCGGATTTAGAAAATGGATTATGGGCTACAAGTCAGATATTATATCAAAAGATAGCCGACGGTATGGCGGATATGGAATGGAAATTCCCGTCTGGAGCCAGGATTACTTATGAACACATGGCTATTGAGGACAAGGCTGACCAGAGGTATCGCGGGGTCGAGATACCTTATATTATAATAGATGAGTTGCCTCAGTTTAGGATAGATACTTTTTTTACATTACTGGCGAGTAATAGAAATACTATTGGGATGAAAAATAGGTTTGTAGCCTCATGTAATCCCGTATCGTCTCGCCATTGGGTTCATAAGTTTATAAAGTGGTACATAAACGAAGATACCAAAACCATTATCCCTGAAAGGTCTGGAAAAATCAGATATTTCTATAAGTATGGAAAGACTATTGATGAAATATCCTGGGGTAATACAAAGGAGGAGGTTTATAAAAAAGCCAAAGGGTATATAGACGCCATCTTGGATGACGGGGAGGACTATAAAAAACTAATAGCCTCGTTTTGCTTCATAGAGGGCTCGTACTCGCAGAATAAAATATTCAAAGCCAAAGACCCATCTTATAAGGGAAGATTGGCCCAGCAGGGCGGAAATCAATCCGTAAAGGATATAAAGGGTATATGGGCAGATGATGAGGAGTCAGAAGCACTGCTATCCGCTGAGGATATTGAAAAACTATTTACCAATACTCCGCAAACGCAAGGGAGAAGATGTTGCACCGCTGACGTCGCGCTGACTGGTGACTTTTTCGTTTTGGGAGCATGGCAAGGAAAGCATCTTGAGGATTTTCTTGCATTTCATGGAGTTCTATCCGATCAGGCTGTTGATATATGTAGAAACTTCCTGGAAGTGCATAGTATCAGGGAGGAAAATTTTTTATATGATGAGAATGGACTTGGTTTGTTCCTAAAGGGATATTTTAAGAAGGCTTCTGGCTTTAATAATAAACAAGCGGCATCTAATCAGAAGATATGGAATAATCAGAAATCAGAGTGTGCTGAAAAGTTCATTCAGGCCGTTAAGCAGGGTAAATATAGTATCAATCCAGATCTCCGGCTTAGAATGTTTGCAGGAATGCCATTTGAGGACAGATTGCTATCTGAAAAAAACGCACTCCGTAGAAAGCAAAATGATAATGGCAGATTTGAAATAATATCCAAGCCGGAGATGAAAAAGTTCGTTGGACACTCACCCGATGCTATTGAGATGATATTTGAGAGGGAAGGAATAGACGACAAAAAAGGGTCATTTCATAATATAGGAATGCTATAATAATATAAAATACAATACGATATGGAAATTTACGACGTTAATGAGATCTTACTAAAGGCTCCGTTCAGGAGAATTCTGCCAAATCCCGTAGTCTGGTCGGGGATGGAAACTACGGATACGGCCAAAATTCAGGTTCCAGCAAGCATGGCGATGTACAGAACGATAAATCAGGATGTATTTTTGAGGGAGTACTACCCATCTGGTCATCAAATACTGAACCCGGCTTATTACCCTGATCGGCAGAAAACGGACGAAGAGGGCAAGACTTACATTAGTTACGTCCAAAGATATAGCTCGTCCTGGCAGAACACAATTACAATAAAACACCTAACGCACCTCACGGGTAAGCCCATTGTCTTCAAGAATGCGAATGTAGATTTACAGGAAAGTCAGGATAAGACCATGACTGCACTTAAACAGGGATGGATTAAGAAGAATTTAGAGGTCGGATGGTATGAAGCGGCAAAGTCAGTTAAGATAACAGGGGATGGCGCTATTTGTTTCTACCTAAATAAGGGTAAGCTGGGGTGGAGGTTATTTTCATACATTAACGATGAGGTCTTATATCCTCATTATGATTCCATTACAGGGAAACTAAAACTATTCGCAAGGAAATACAAACAATATGAAGAGGACGGGATAAATGTCGTAAATGAATTCGTTGACGTCTATGATGATGCTATGGTGACAACGTACAAACGTGATGTGGCTGGTGGATCTGTTGTAAAATTTGCTAAGAAGCTATTCGGTCTTTCCGGCTGGGTGGTAGTCGGTAGGCAATCTCACGGGTTCGATCGTATCCCGGTGGCCTATATGCGTGATAATGGAGGGGCTTGCTGGAGTGGAGTCCAGCCATCCATTGACGATTTCGAAATAGCCGTTTCGCAATTGTTAGAAAATAATCAATCCTATGCGTTCAGAATGTTATTCCTAAAAGGTGATAACATTGATGTAAGATACGATGCGATGGGACAACCGACGACTGTTCTTGGAGATAAAGAATCAGATGCAAAATTTTTAGAACGGGCTGATGCTGCGTCCACGTTTGAATTGGCGCTAAACCTGTTAAAAGAAAACATCCTCACTGGCTCGTTCACGGTTCTACCTCCAGATGTTAGCTCTGGTGGAAACCTACCGAGTGTTACTGTTAAGATACTCTACTCACCAGCGGTTGAAAAGGGAATGTCGGACAGTAAAGAGTACAACCAGTTTGTTGATGATATGGTTGCAATTTTTAAATATGGTTATGGAATTGAAGTTGGTAGAAGCGCGGAATTCGAAAATCTTGATGTGCAGGGAAGCATAGAGATTTACGTGCCGCAAAACGATAGTGAGATAATTCAGAATCTAAACGCTTCTGTCACCTCTAAGACCATATCAAGAGAAACGGGAAATGAACTAAATCCATATTCTGCGTCTAACGAAAAAGATCGGATGAAAAGACAGGATGAGTCTGACGCTAAAAAAGAGGAAGATTTGGCAGCCAAGAAGGTTGCTGACGCGGCGGCTAATAGAGGCGGCGCTGGCATGAACCAGTTCAACGAGAAGGAAGAATTAAATGCGGCATTGACAAAATAATTCAGTCTGGCCTTTTTGGTAAAAGTAAACCCCGCTATGTACGAAACAGCGGGGTTTTTGTAAATAAAAAGGTAACGATGGAAATTATTTTAGTTTTAATAATTCATTTTGGTATGCTTCGGAGGCATCGAGTTCGTTAATAAAAATTCCTAAATGCTTTTTCTTTCCGCTAATTACTATAGATGACTGCCATTTCCTTGATTTACTACTCCAGCATACTCCAACATATTTAGATGAGAATTTGTTTTTATCTTTTCTGTTGCCTAAAGACAAATTAAATCTATTAGTAACAATTCTAAGATTTATAACCCTATTGTCAGCCTTGTTTCCATTAGTATGATCAATAACTAATTTTAGCCCATCCGGGATGTGAGTTAGAAAGCTAATTGCAACATATTGGTGAACATTTATGGTTTTTTTGGTTCCATTTTTGTATAAAGTAGCAGTAGGGTATCCTTCGCTATTCAATCCGACTTTTAGTATTTTTTCTTTTTTCGCATAATTTCCAATTCCGCTGCGGGATGGTCGAGACAATGATTTAATCCTGCCTAAACTGCTTACCTCATAAATACCATCGTAACCACTTATTGATTTCCATGTCTCCTCTTCCATATTATTAAATATTATATTGCATTACCGAGCGGTACGTGGTGATTTGAGCAGGGCATGATCCTGCAACCTCTACAATATCAGTGTAGCGATCTACCAGTTGAGCTACCAAATCATGGTCGGGCTTTATTTTTCAATGGACCCCCCCCCGAAGTCTTTCCAATTTTCCGGTCGCTATCCGGATGCGTTGCGAAAAATCGGGAGTCGAACCCGCTATTGCGAGGCTTATGAGACCTGCGTGATTTATATATCCGTTTCACTCTTTCGCAATTTTGGAGTTATTAAATAGATACTCTCAAACTACCTGCCTTACGATGCAGACCTTGATAAGCTGTGTTTCCGTAAAATGGAAGTGACTTAGGTATTTACGTTGCGTTAGCCTCACGCACCCATTATTTTTATCCTTCTATTTCGTCTCTCATATTTTATTTTCCTACCTTGTGAGCCTTTTCTTTTTCTTTTTTAGAAGCGTCCATTTTCTTTTGGTTCTTGTCGTGATTCTTGTCTTCTTTAAAGCCCTTCGGGGCCGGATTTGATTTAGCCATTGTATATATTTTTAAATGTTAAAAAATAACGGCTTACCCGTTAGCAGTCTTTTATCGGAATTGCGCTATGAATATTAAGCAGATGCGCTTTTTACGTCTTATGTAGTTATTCTATCCGAGGTCGAGATTTCGAAATTCTGATACATTACCAAGACGGTGCCCAGACATGGGTACCCGTTAAATATCTGCACCTCAAAAAAGATCCCAGAGATGGTATCGATCCACCGACGTACGCATTAATTATGCGCTGCTCTTCCAACTGAGCTATCTGGGAATTTTACGGTTTAACCCTATATCCACCGAAAAGGTTTGACCTTCAAAAGTTGTTCAACAAAGATACAAAATTATTCTTTATCTTCCAAATCTTTTTGCAACTTTTTCATTTCGTTAAATTTCTCCTGCTTATTACCGAGCTTCTTAATGTCGTCCTCCGCCATCCCGAGATCAACCAGAGCAGCTGTTATTGCCTTAACCGTAATGGACTCAAATTCATTTTCATGAAGTTCATCTTCTGCATTCTTGATGTTGCCATTTGTGGCAGCATCCTCTTCATAAACATAAAGTAAATCAATTGATTCAATAGTACCTTTGTGGCACTCCGGATCTCTCACTACGGCGTAACAACCGTCTGCGTCAATGTATTTCACTACAACTTGACACTTATCTCCGCTCTGTCTTGTAGCTTCTGCTATAATTAACCCTGGTAGAATTGCATCCGAAGATACAGTGGTATTACCAATTTCGGACTTGCCGATAAAATCTAAAAGTTTGTTTGACATTATTGTTATTGTTTTAATTTAAAAACCATTGTTTAATCATTCTTAAAGGGATAAGTATCCGAATCGCAAAAATAAAACTGATCCAAAGATACCGTAAACACATATCCTTCGGAGTCTTCTACTATAGCATCTAATTGACCTACTCCAGATACAATAAACTCGTGAAACCAAAATTTTCCATCTTGATTTATTAATTTTACTTTTCTCATTGTTAATTAATTATTAGTGTTTGTTAATTTATTGTTAAAAAGGCAAATCTGAATCATCGCCTGGTTTGGAAAAATCTGGAGCAGGCGCGCTTGGAGCCTCGCTATCGGATTTTTTGCCGCCCAGCAACTCAATTGTCCCGTCATTTGACACTACGATTTCTGTAATATAATGAGTTACACCATCTTTTTCATACTTCCGGTTCGATAGTTTTCCTTCTACGTAGATTTTGTCACCTTTGTTAATATAGCTTTCTGCTATTTTAGCCAGGCCACCCTTTACTACGATGTTATGGAAATCTACCTTTTCTGGAACATCTACACCAGATTTTGTTTTAAAGGCTCGCTCGTTTGTGGCAAGACTGAATGAGGCTACTTTACCGCCATCGTCAAAAGTTTTAACTTCGGGTTGATTGCACACATTCCCTAAAATTGTTACTCGATTTACTGACATGTTACTTTGTTTTAATTAATTATTAATTTTTAATCCTGCTTCTTTATCAACCAGGACGCATAGTTTTTTTAAATCTTCACTCGGAATATCAAAACCAAGTCTAAGTGCTTTCAATATTACAATAATATCATCAATAGACTTAACTCTTTCAAAATCTATTACATAATGTCTGGTGTGATACATTTTACTTTGTTTTTATTTATTTGTTTACTTTTTTATTTTTAATGTTGCATATTAATAGGTTTCCCGGCTGTAGTTATCATAGTGGCAAATGTTGAATACTGTTTTGGTGCTGGTGAATTTCGTCTTTCAAGTTCAATGTGCATTCTGACAATATCAGCCTTTTTGCATTTCATATACATCTTGAATTTTTCTTCATCGGTCATTTCGACCACCTGTATAAAATTTGTCTCCATTCTATTATTTGTTTACTTAATAATTTTTCTTCCCCAAATTTTCCTCGTCATCCACATTCCCCTAAGGAACTCGATAGTGTCATATCCATCCACAACAGTCTTGCCACAGTCGAAGCAATTTAGTCCATTCATGCCCACGTTAAGCACGCAGAGTTTAATTATTTTCTGCTCCGATAACCCCGTCTCCCTCGATAGTATCAGTATCGCATTCTCCACCCTTTCCGTCTCCAGGTTCGGCTCCATCTGTTTCAGTTCCGTCGAGTCCATCTTTTAATTTTTCAGTGTCAATACTTTCAGCCCTCATTTCGTCAATTATTTTTTCCGACTCAGCGTCTGTTGTCACCTTTTGTTTAGAATCCATGTACGTCTTTAACCACTTTGAATAGTCAAGATAAAACTCAGGATTTTGAATCGATAAAATTGTAAATAGTTTAATCCCTGAGAATATTTCAGAAAAGGCAAGTGCATTCTCCCCTTCTGTGAATCTACCGTGCCATAGACTCAACTGTTCGCCACACCACAGCCTAAAATTAAAGTCACCGGACTTATGCTCAATTTTAACGCGCATATTACCTTCTTCCTGAGATACATAAAAATTACCGATTAGCTTACCCGCAGGCTTACGTTTACCAAAAAAATTGTTTTCTTTTTCTCTACTCATATTTTTCTATATTAATTGGACTTCCTTTTATAAATCTTAATAATACCCTGCAATTCCAGTCTCCGGTTCCTTTTTCAAACGCCCGGTCTAAATCGGATTTTCTATATGGCATATTAAACGTTTTTCCGTTTGCCGTAACCTGAATGTGCCAAATGTCTTCTTCGTTAATTGGTAGATCTATTGATAGGATACGAGGCTTTATTCGAGATGGTTGTTTTGCCATTAGTTCATTAGTTCTCTAATCTTTCTTTTAGCATCCTCTCCAATCCATGTATTTTTCATAGTACCGTTTAGCCTCCATATCAACATTAACATGCTCCCTACATATTCGACGTTGTACTCGTTATGAATTAGACCTTCATCTCCGCTTATTTCATCGAAAACTATTGACTTAAATTTTATTGTCTTTTCTTTCATAATATATCGTTAAAAAATAATAATGCTTTGTAAGCAGATAGTCCACTATTTAAGCAGTCTTTAAAATAGTTTAAATTTAAATCTATCTGATTATTTGTGTAATCATAAACTACATAATACTGTATATACTCTGTAGTTGCATTGCAATACAACTGACTTTTTACGTCTTTAATATACTCCACAAAAGTGCAATCCATTCCGCAAATATAAGTATTAGTTTTCAATCTCGCAATAGTGTTAACTTAGTTTAACAAAATAATCCCGGGGCTTGTTAGTTTAACATTACCCCATAATTCTTCGCAATCCAAAATATACTACCGATTGAAGCCTTTTCGCGTCCTTTTAAGCAACTTCTCCACTGCTTCTTGCATTCACACACCTTAAACCCATTATAATTGCGTGAGATGGCCTCAAAATAAGCGTACCCGTCTTCTGCGAACTCATTTGCAATGCCGGTTCCGATTTTAATCCAGTCTTGTCTAACCTGGGTTATATCTACTCCGATTTCCTCGATTAGACGAAGTAACTGAAAAAATCTCATCCTATCTAATCCGCATCCGTACTCATTTTTTTTGTCACGGATAACTTCTGTATCCACGTGCCTGTCGGTAACTATTGAAGCGTCTCGCCTTATTATTAAATCGTCATCAATAGTATAACCCCTTAGTCTGGATGGGTCTGAGCATGACCGGTCTATATCAAAACCCAGCTTAGCCTTTACATCCAACGCTATCCAGTCGAAATGCTCTTTATGGAACTGAGGCTGGGATACTTCGACTAAAAAAAAGATACCACGCTCGGAGACGCTCTTTCCGATTAAGCATGAGTATGGGAGTAGGGATATATCTCGCTTAACAGACGGTATATCATTCTTTCCGAGTTTGTCTATATCCATGCAAATAAAACCGGAATGGGATATTTGCCTCGACAACAGTCGTTCAGAAAAGCATCCACTTGGTGTTATACATGGCAATGTGGCCTTGATTTTATCCCTAACTTTCTTATCCCCGGAAGACCTTATCATTTCTACCGACCCACTCAATACCGAACTCGTTTTAGTAAAGAAGTCAAGTATTGGTATAGTCCTCAGCGGAACCGGGTCGTAGTAATTACGAAATAAAGAAACGGGGAAAGATAGGTCAATCATTGTTGCTCAGGTATGGAGACATAAGACGACGCCATCAAGAATTCATCCATTAATTCAGAGACGGATCTAAATCCCTTCGGTGAAAATTCACCATCATCGTCAAAAGTTGATTCTGTAAATCCGTATTCAATAATATCATCATCTTCTGGAAATGCCGGGCGTGATGTACCGAGTAGTTGGTTTTGTGCTATATAAGCACCGAATGCGATTGCAAATTCTTTCATATTGATTTTGTTTAGTTATATATTCTCTCTTCTTAAATTATTTAACGCCCTCCCATTCCTAAAAACTCGCCTCTCCATCATTTGAACCGTATGGACGTGTACTGTCGGGCAGAACCTTGATTTATAAATTTTTATCATTGTATCGATACGATACATAGGTTTGTTTATTTTTGATAAGTCTACGCTCGGTAATACTACACCGGCGGCCCAGGCTAAATCAATCTCTCCTATTTTGTCTATCATGTCAACCATGCAAACGCTGGATGCTCCACTCAAATCCATAGTTAATGGGTAAAATATTTTTCCGTATTCCCATGATTCAGAATTCTCCAAAAACCAACGCTTAAACTGTATGTCATCATCTCCATGATTACCGAATCCGCAAAGGATTACCCGTCTATTTAAAATGCTATAGTCTGATAGTTGCCTAAAAATAGTTATAAACTGGTTAAATGCATCAGAGGAAGATTGAAGCGATTCAAATTCTCTCATAAAAATAGAACTTCCATTTATCCATTCTTCTGAAATATGGCAAGACTCTGGGGGTTTCCACATTACGTCAAACTTCTCAAGTAGCCTCTTTCCGTCCATTAATTTCCCAACAATTCTATACGGATGACTCGTGTACGGGTCTTCGCTGGTTTTGTACATTTCGTAAAATAATATACGCTTTATATTTATGTTTATATCTTTTCTACTTTTGTCCCTCAGAACTTTTACCCCATCTATATGATCTTTTGCCATTTTACATCGTGTCTGCGTCTTCGGCAACTATCTTCCCAGCTTTTAACGCCTCGTTAAATAAATTACAACCCTCGCATCTATTTGGTGCATAAATCCTAACTGGATCACGCTCGCTAATTTGTTCTTCTTTTTTAAGACCGTTGATTACGGCGATTTGGCCGTTTGCGGCAATTCTATTCGCTTGTGTTGCGTTTGGGTCTTGAGCTTCAGTCAGTAGTCGTTGCAATGTGGCCTCTTTAGAGAATGGATCTTGTGCCTCACCTGTGGCGGTACGTGTTACCGAAGCGGCTCCTCTTAGCTTCAACTTTGTCTCTGAAATTCTGGTCTTTATGTCTGAGCGCTCTCTAATTAGTTTAGACTCTTGCTTAATCTTTCCCTCAGACATATTGCGGGAGACTATAGCATTTATAGCCTTATAGACATCAGATTCTTTTGCCCATCCGATTGCAATAAGATCGGAAAAGGCCATGTCTTGGAGGGTCATTTATGCTTAGGCTTGTAAGTTACTATTAATTTAGATGGGGATATAAGCCGTGGAGCAATATCATATACATATGTATCTTCAAAAACAGGAGTAGTTTGTGTTACATTTATTATTTCGTAATCCTCGTCAAGGTCTTTTTTAAATTGATCCATCTCAGATAGCTTAGGCTTAGTTAGATCTTTTAGCCGCTTAATCATTTCGTCAGCCTTCTTTTTGTCATAGGTAAGCTGTTCAATCTGATCTGTCAGTTTTTTTAAAACCTCCGCATATTGCTTTATGAATTCGTCAGATACGGATAATGTAAAATACAAACTGCCAACTTCTGGTATTTCTTCCACCACCTTATTTTCTTCATTCCAGCGTTTACCTTCTTTTTTTAGTGCGCCAAAAAGTTGTTGTTTTTGCGCGGAGGAGGCGTGACCGGAAATCTCTCCAAATCTACAAGCTGGTACGGATTTGTCAGAAGAGAAACCACCAGAAGGATTTATGAAAAAATGTTTATAAGCCATTCCTGTTATAGGACTATATTCTCTAAATATAAATATATAATCTCCGAGATTCCCTTTAGCCACCAGCACATCTCCCTCTTTATAAATTGGTTCGGTAATCTCGGAAAGAGCATATCTATGATTAAAATTATATTTACGACCGTGATCATGAGCGTCGGCTTGGGTTTTAAATTTTATAGCATCATCAATTCTGTTAGACCAAGATCCAGTACTTGCTTTATAATGTGGACCGAATGTGCCAAGCCTGGAGCCGTCGCTACGCATCACCCAACTCTTTTTTTCGTTTTTGTTTTTTGTTTCCATATCATTTTCTATTTTTGGATTTTGTAAATATTCTCGTTCAAAATACATAGGATCAAAAGTCAGCCTATACGTCTCCCTTTCAGAGCATCCAACGGCAGACATATTAGCCATCATTGACCACCATTTATTTCCGGTAATCGGATTAATTTTTGCTATTATTTTTTTCATGTTGTTGTTTTTTTCTTTCCCCAAAGATACCACATTTTTCCCACTCCCACAAACTCTTTAACCAACTTTAACTCTTTATGGACACTCATCCTCTTCCGCCTCTTCATCCGTAGCCCCTTCCGTCCAATCAACCTCGACCTGATTCCACACCCCATCCGCTATTGGCTCCTTAGCGTCCCTCTCCACGATATTTTCCACCACACCCCCAACGATATTATCCCCGTCCCTACCGTACAACATTACCCCATATTCCTCTAACGAAAAATTCCCAATCGCCCTTGCAAATAGCTTTCGATATTCATCCATGATCGGCAACTCGTAAACCCCATACTCAATCGAGGCCCGTCTCCCGCATGCAAAACCTTTTTCCTTTAATTTTGATCCCAGCTTATTAAAACTAAAAGCCTTTAAGCCCATCGTTATACACCAGGATGTATATGCCTCATATATCTTTTTAACCGGCATAGTATTTGGTATATGCCCAATATACGCAGGCCTTGCTGAGTATCTGTTTTCACGCAAGAATCCTAAAATTGAGTTCGATTCTATCTCGTAATCCTTAACTCTTGCGGCTACCTTTTTACTTGTTGTGAACTTATAATCATTGTTAATCAGCCTATCCCGACCCTGTAAAATCCAATTAAGAATTCCAGGATATTCTTTCGACAACTTCATGTGTAGTTGCTTGTCCTGGTTCTCCTCGGATATAGTTATATCCATAGGTATTATTATTAGTCTGCGAGAGAATCCGTAAGTTGAATCTACGGTAATCGGTAGCTCGTTTGAGTTGCACATAAGTATCGGGAGGTTTGATGCCATAAATGATCTACCATACGCCCGTCTTGCGTCGGTTGGCTCTCCTGAAACTATTGTTTTAAATTTGTCAGATGAGAATTCTTTTTTACCAGCATCTGAGCAGTAGTTTAATAGCTTTCCATCGCATTCTGCCAGGGCATATAGAGATTCCGATGATGTACCAGCTAACCTTGATACATCATAACCAGTAACATTGTTTTCCCCTAATATTCCGCTTATAGTCATATAAATAACACTCTTGCCATTTGACCCTCCTCCGTGCAGGTATAATATTTTCTCAAGTTTCGTTGTTTTACGGTTAATAAAAATGCAACCCAAATACTCCTGCAAAATGGCTCTTGAGTCTATATCGGGCAAAACCTGCTCTAAAAATGAAATCCACTTTGGACATGTGGCGTTTGGGTCGTAACTATATGACAGGCCATAGATGCAGTTAGATTCCGGGCTGAGTTTACTGGTTTTACCCGTGCTTACGTCTAAAACGCAGTTCTTAAAAGATATGATCTCACGTTTAGGTGAAAGTTTGGTATGTAGTACGCTTCGTTTTACCATTTGTATCATCCTTGGCTCGCGTTTTAAAATATCGCCTGGCCTAAGTCCAACACCGGAAATCAGCAATTCTGCCACTGTTTCAATCTCCTTTTCTTCAAGTTCCACCCAAAACCCCAACTCTGGATTCCACCAGAATTCCGTGCCTTTATGTGTGGCAAGATTTGATTTTAAAACAGAATCTCGGAGTAAAAGCCCAACAGCACCGCACCTGTCATCCTTGTCTCCAATAGCTAGTGCCTTCGCCATTAATCCTATCGGTATATGTCCTGATATTTCCTCAGCTATTTTTTTAGGTCTATCTTCGATCATAATTTGGCGAATAATGCGTTATTAACACCCATAAAGTCCATCGACACTATACTGCCATGTTTTATTCCGGCGTAAACCGTTGAAGAGTTTGAAATTTTATGGCTTGTGAGATAGCCAGCTAAAGTGTATAAAACTACCCCCTTCTGATTATATAATTCATTCCAAGTAATAACACCACCGCCTTTTTTACGGAACATACCCGGCCTATTCCTTATGATATGATCCGGTATTGATAACTGTATGGAAATCAATACAACCTTATTCAAATCCTTATGAATATTAAATACGACGTATTCGTTATCCTCCAAGTAGGCAGATTTTTCATACAAGGCAGTTGGTGCTTGTCTAAGCTCGTCCGGCCAACTTGGGCCAATACGATAATAATTTTCGCCAAGAATATTTTTACGTAAAACAGAATCTCTGGGTAATATAATTTTTTCTGATGGTGTTTTATACGCTAACTTCAATGCTGGCATAGTGTACAAAGGCTTAGAGTCAAGGAGTATCATCCCTTTTACTTGAGGACTAAGGGGTATTTTAAGGATTGGCATGGGTAATTAATTTTGTGGGACAGCAAAGATACAAATAAAAAACGATATTAGAAATACTTTCTAGTATTTTCAAGGTACAATTTTTGATAATTCATTTTGGTACGCTTCTGCTGCGTCAAGTTCGTTTACAAAAATTCCTAAATATTTTTGTTTTCCATCAATTGCTATAGATGAAACCCACTTATTTGATATCTTATGCCATGATACCCCAATACTCTGCGACGTTAGAATACCCTTATCTTTTCTTATTCCTATGGATAAATTAAATCTATTTGTGACAATTCTCAGATTTTCGACCCTGTTATCAGTTATTATTCCGTTTATATGATCTACAACCAATCTATGACCATCTGGAGTATGGTTTAAGAATGCGATTGCAACGAGCTTGTGAACCTCTACATATTTTATATATCCGTCTTTGTGCAAACTTACATGTTGATAGCATTTGCTACTCAATGGTATTTTTAAAATTTTTTCTTTTCTAGCATAATTTCCACGGCCATTTCTAGCCTTCCGAAGACACGATTTTACCCTTCCTAAATTACTAACTTCGTAAATACATTCAAATCCCTTGATAGGTAGCCAAATTTCTTCTTCCATTTTATTAAATATTAATCGGCACCAAACAACAATCCAAGGCGGTCAGAGTGCAAAGTCTTACCTTAATTTGTCGGATGATGCCGAAATATAAATTGTTAATGGATTTTATCATTATGACCTTTTTAAAACTTTGCGTTACAAATATAATAAATTAAATCGAATTAACAAAATAAAAAATAATTTTTTTTCAAAATAATCCCAGTTAAGCCACTGAGACGCGCACGGAAAGGCGAGACTGAAAAGTCTACTTGTAATAACCACACTCTAAAAAGTAATCTTTTGTCTGTTGGTAAGTCATAAATCTATCCGTTCCGGTTGGTGGTAATTCAATTATTGGCATTCCGGCATTACGAGCCGCGGTTAATTCTGACGCAACCCCTGATGGGATTTTGCCACCAGGAAGAGATCGGAAGGCGAAGATGTCACAACTTTGTGCCAACTCTCTCCAAAAACCCATAGGCATACCATAGTATAGGTAAATATCTTTTTCTAATTGATATTGTTCTTGTATTTCCGGGTCATTTGGATTTAACACCTTAAAACCCATTTGGTTTAACGTGGATATATCCATCCTTTCTATTTCACTATCATAAGTACACATAGCGTGGGCGTAGTAAACTGTTTTTTGTTTCATTTTTCAAATTTACATTAAATATTTCTTTTTAGCAATTTAACATGAATGGCAAGACTTTCTGCTCCTATCCTATCACCCCATCTATCTCCTTCTCTCCCTCTTCTGTCAACTCATATCTCACCACATTTCCTTTCTTTCCAGCCACTATCCACCCCTCTTTTTCCATCCTCCTTGCCGTTACTCCGCTTACTGCCATTTGTTTTTCCTCAAACTTTCTCAGCCAGAAATGTCCATCTACTAATACTAAGCGATGTCCGTTTCGGATACGATCCAGTACTTCGACTTGAGTCCATGTTGGGGGGTTTGGTTTCATAATACTTTTATTTTTAATCTAACCCCATCACTATATCTTTTATTATATTCATCCTCTATAGCTCGAATTGTTTTTAGCCCGGAGATCTGCTTTAGTCTTACTAGTGTCTTTTTGGTTATATATGTATATTTTGTTACGTATTGAAGCTCGCTAAGTTTTTCTATACACGCATTTATGTCAGAAAGTGGGTCACATTGTTCCATAATTTATTTTATTAGTTCTGGGTTATCGTGAATATTTCCAATCACCGCAAACTCGGATGGTGGGTTAAATTGAGTCCATCCATTTGAATTACTTTCTCTGTATTCAAATTTCATCTCAAATGCTAAAATGTAATCTTTCTTAAACTTTACAAACTGAGCTATAGCCAGTATATCCCCTTCAAAAATCTTAATCCCGTTTTTATCGGTTAAACCTGTGAATTGGCCGACTGTGTCAGGGGTCACGTCGAATCCACCTAACGGGTCACATCCACTTCCGGCATAGGCAAGGTTTTTCATAATAGGCAAAATATACATATTGCCTTTTTTAAAGCCAACACCGTGTATTAAATCACCCTCCACCCATTCTCCGTCATCTACTCGTTTTCCTCTAAACAAAATCTCTCTTTTCATGCTATGTTTTTTTTCTTTCCACAAAGATACACCAAAAATTTCACCAATACAACTACTCTCCTATTTTTTAACACTAATTAATAGAAGATGGCAAGACTTGAAAAGGTGACCATTTTTGCCCAAATTTTAGCCTCTAATACCGGCATATAATTTCGGTACGGTTAAACTACGGTTAAATCTTGCATTTTTCATCTCTAATAATCAGCGTTTTAACTCAATTCATGTAACAACTAGGTACTACGCATCATCTTTGTAACAACTTTGAAAGTAAATGCTAGTATCAATTAGTGCTACTACTCAACGTTTTAGTCTTTTTTACGCAGCTCTTGCACCTTTGCACCCGGAAATGGAATACTTTTTCGTATACAGTGATATATATATGATTCCTATAGAGAGGTGTTTAGGTATTATTGATGCAAAGGTACAGTAGTTACATAAAAAGAGTTAAAGTATTGATTACTAATACCAATTGATACTATGTAACAACTTTAAGTGTACAACGTACCTCTTATTATAGCTACGTTAGAAAAGGCTCTTTTTTGAAACATGTGCTGATAATCAGATAGTTGAACCATGTAAAATTTAATAATTAATTAATGTATTTAAATACACTGATATTCAGTAAGTTATACAGTTTTAAAGTAATAAAATTGTAAAAAAAATAAAAAAAATGTGTAAATGCGATGGAGTAGGTTTGTAGTATTATTCTCTTAGGGGGTAGCCCCCATAATGTTAAGAAATTGTTAACAAATACATAGCGTTATAATACGTTTATACCTGTTAGAATAACTATATATATTCTTAAGTGATTGGAAATCAATACGTTATACTAAAAGTATAAAGCAACTTCATAAAAATGGTAAAAATTAACACTTAAAAAGAATGGTTCTCCTGACAATGTAATTACATTTCAATTTGACGAAAAATTTTGGTACGAAACCAGGGGTTTGGCTCAACCCATTAAGAAATTGTTAAGAAGCTACGAATGTTTCGTAGTTAGTACATACTAACTAATTTTAAACCACATATAGGACTATATTATTATAAAATACTACAATAATACCAATTTATGTATAATAGTCTCTTAAAAAGCCTTATATTAAGTCTGAGATATATATAACATGTATATATATATTATTTATAATTGCACACTTTTATATATTTTGTGCAATTACTCTATTTTGCAATGTTCAGATAGCAAAATTGCATGTTTTTAACGTGCGAATGGCACTAAAATTTGACAATAAATTATAACAGTATGGAAATAAGACTGTTACAGATTGGTTTATGAACTTAATATAAAGTAGTGTTGTTTATGCAATTGTTTGGATTATTTTAAGGCGATATAAGACTATATAGGATGCTATTTGTATATATGTTACATTTTATAAAGATAATGAAGTGACGGGGTTTGTTCGGGCATTGGTATGTATGTATAAGGTTATGCTTAATATGGTAAGTGAGTCAAGTCTTACCTTCTTCTCCAGTCTCATTTGTTAATAATAGTTAATAATAACAAAAGTAAGCGTAATACTATATTGTAAAGCACTGATAATATGATAGTTACAATCTTATTTGTTAAATGATGTTAAAAAGTTATGTAAATTGAAAAATATACGGTATCAATCGGATATAGGTAGCGTATCTTTGATGTGTCCGAAAGAGATACGGGCACAGGGACACAGGACTGTAGGCTGTTAGGGCTTTAGTTGCAAACCGAACTCATTGACGTCTTTAATGCTTGTACCGTATAATAAGACGGCCACCGACAAATGATTTGGGTGGTCAGGGGGTGGAATCGGATTAATACAGGAGCAATGAACTTGGCTGATTTTGCGGCTTAAACTCTTAATTATTATTAAATATAGATAATGGTACACGTAAATGACTTAATTGCTATATGCGTACGTACTTAGAAAGTAGCCCGCTTTCCTCTTAATTGTTATTAAACATAGATACGGATATCTAAACATTGCCTCTTTATTTAAGTCTAATTAGTAAAAATGTACTGATATTACTTTTTGCACGCAATTAGCTATAAAGACGCTATAATACGGGTGTACGGGATTGATACCCTTTACACTCACAAATCACAACAAACAACTTAAAAAATACGATTATGAAAACAAAAAAGCAAATCTTAGAATATTTAGACTATAACGGTCTGGATTGGTTTTTGTCTGCCATAGAAGAATCTTTTAGTTTCAATACAGTGTCATCGGATTGTGACTGTAAATCTGAGGCGGTTATAATTGACGCTCATGAATATATGGAAGTTACCGGATTCAAACCTTTTTCATTTCATTTTTACCAAAGTAGCCATTGCGGTTGTGAATATGATTGTTGTGGCTGCATAAGTTCGGTATCAATTGACGTATGTAACAACAAAAATGGTTTTGTAACCGTTTTTAGGCATGTAAGTTTTAACTATTAATATTAATTGATACTCTTTGCACTCACAATCGGCCAATGTCGGCCAAAATAAAACTAAATGATTATGAAAACAATAACAAAAACAATCCGCGTCGATTGGAATGATCTAAAAAGTATTAAGAAAGCTGAAAGAACTAAAACTAAATTGGAAAATGCAGGGTATCAATTAATATCCCATTTTGGCGGAATGAATGAAACCGTAATGATATATAAATTTTAGCGTAAACTATCATCCTGCACATCCTTAGAATGTAGCCTTGACGCAATGCAGGAACAAAACTAATCACTAATAAATAAAGACAATGAAAACAATAAACTTTATTAAATTGGCTCAAACGTTTACAAATATAGATTTTCAAATCAAAACTACTGATTCTGAATTGCAGCCTGAAAAGTCATACTACATTTACAAAATTACACCGATTAGACAAATTACCGTAGGGTTTGACTTTAAGATTCCTAAAAATGAGGAAAGTATTATTAAGTCCTTTATAAGTACTTTTTGCAATAAATACAAACAGCCAAATCCAGCGGCTTATAACGGTGTATATGGCTCTGACTGGTCAAAAATGAATGATAGTGACAAAGAATTTGCCTATTACCACCACCGTTCTAATATGTACTCAAAAACTCAATTATTAGAGCAAATAAAAGAAAATTTAAACGATTCAAAGGTTGAAGATGTTTTGTGTAAATATGGTTTTTATTCGACATTGTACGGCCTTGGTATCTTTGTTTTATTTAGTGGTATTTATGAGATTAACGCTATAAATAGAATGAAAGCATATTTATTAGAAAATGGTATACCTTATAAAAACGAATTATCAGACGCTAACTGGGTTTATAGATTCGTTATAAACGCAAATAAAGATATTCATAGTGATTTATTATCTAAGTTTAGGTAATAAATTACAATAGCCCAATGTTGGGCAAATAAAACAAAACTAATATGAAAACAACGAAGGTATTTTTTTCAGACCGTCCATCTCAGGACGTTGTTCTATATAAGACCGATTTAATTATATTCAATAAGCCCGTTTTTATTGAAAGAACAAAACGTAGTTATAATTTTTATGCTAATAATGCACTTATTGTGCGTGTTTATAAAGCAGATGTAAAAAATTTTGAAGTCGCAAAATTAGGACTAATGGATAGAATTAAAAGAAGCAAGATTAATGAAGCCTATTTTAATAATTATATTGCTTCTTGTTTGGCTAATAATAAACATGTAATTTAATACAAAACGGAAATGAAAACAACAACCATTATCGCAAAAGGCTGGTCAAACATGCCTGTTTTGGCAATTTCAGATTCAGAATTCATGGATAGCTTTGGATCTATTCGAGTAAGTTTGCTATTAAATGGCTTTATTAGACTTGATTCTTTTGAAAATTTATGTGGTAAAAATGCAAATGAAAAAGTCATTGTAAAGGCATGGTATTGGCGCGGAGAATGGAGTACACCAACAAAAGAAATTTATGCAATATTTTATAAGTAAATTAATAAGTCCCGAAAGGGCAAACAACATGTACGACTACAAACAATCAAATGCTTTGCAGATAGCTAACAATCTGCTTTCAAATGTTCACGGTGGACTTAGTGTGAATTGGATACGGGGGTCAAACGGTTGTCTTCGGATGCGCGTGCATGTTTAACGGCGGCGTTAATGGGTGAATATTACCATAAATAATTAGTACAGGTTTACGATAAATTATAAAAACATGATGTACGCGGCAAAACTTAAAATAAGAATGGATAAACTTCTTATTAGTAGCACGGAAAAACGGTACTTGTATGATGATCTTACATTGAAAAATTTAAGTAAAATCGTTTTTGACAATGAAGTGTTTGATATTCACCAAATAGATGATGATTATTCATATTATTTGATTGAAATTCATAAAGAACGATACGAGACCGACGAAGAACAAGCCTCCAGGATAGCAAGGCAGGAAAAATATAATCAGAATTATGAGATATTTCATAAAAATAAAAGACAACAATGAAAACGATTGACGAACAAAGCAAACAATTACTAAAAGAGGCGTTAATAATTTTAAACGCGGTTCCCAACCATAAATATGGTGAAAATTATACGTTGTGTAGTAAGATTGAGAAATTATTAAGCGGATTAAGCAATGAAACCGAACAACGAAAGTAGAACCGAACGCCTATGTGGTGTGTGGAGTGTGATAATAGCTGTTGGGCTATTGGTTGCAAGTGTGGTAACGATGTTTTAAAAAAAATAAGGATATGAAACCAACGAAAGCAAATTTTAGACGCACCCCGGACGGTGAAATAATTGCCGTATTGCTTAACACGCAGGGGCTAAACATGTATCTCTGTTACTCTTTGTACGACGATATGCACTTTGCGGCAACAACGGAATGGCTTAAAAAATGTAAAAACATTAGAGCTAAGGACGGTTATAACCTTCCTGAATTAACCGCGTATTTGACGGCGCGGGGGTATGAAAATATTGAAATTAAATTAAGACTAAACTAAACGAAAATCGAACGAAACAATGAAAATTTATTCAGAAACAAGCCTTGGAAATTTTAACTTTTGGTCAGGCGCAAAAGATAATGCAAAAGAATTGACATTGGATCAATTGGGTGAAATAGAATCTCAATTAGAGGATATATATCCAGATGGAATGGACGAAACGGCATTGAATGACTTTTTTTGGTTTGATTTTAGCACTGTAAAAGAGTGGTTAGGGATTGAACAGGAGGACGAACAATGATAATCCGAACAACAACCCCTGAATCATTCAAGTCTTGCTTGTCTAATTTAAAAGCGAACGGCTATACCCAAATAACAAACGCCATCCTGCCGAACTGGATAGCAGGTGACAATTACATCGAAATAGACGGAGCTATGGACATTTTTGCCTTAACAAGCCCTGAACGGGCAGAACGGATTGGATTTAATGAATATAAATAAATAAATGTTATGAAAACAACTATAAATGTTTATGCGGTTTTTAACGCTGAAATTTACGAAATTCGTTTTATGAATGGAAAATACACTGGATTTCAGGCAGTGGACTACGATGATCTGCACGATACTTGCAATGAGAACGGGTATGAGTTAAAAAGAATTGACGGGCTGGAGGATGAGGACTAATGAAAACAACCAAAGTTTTTAACGGCCTTACTTTTTCGGAAAATACCTCTATTGAGGTAATGAACATTCTATCAGCCACCGGACGCGGTCAAAGAATTCGCTTCTGGTATGGAGATTGGAGAACTGGAAAATGTTGGAATGATGAAAATGATATTTGCGGGTATATTGGTAGGTCATGCGGGACGGAAAAAATACCGATACTTTTAAATAAAAGAAATAGTACAGGGGGCGGCGGTATTCTGACAGACTGTATTTTAAAAATCGTAGATACCAAAACTAAAGCGGTATTGTACGAACACCCGCTGTTTGTTCAGCCTCTATTTTCAAATGTTGGGGTTAACGTATTTTGCAACGGTGAACGTTTCGGTTCTAATAAAACCGAACAATTAGCAAAACGATTTTGCGATTTTATGAACGGTAAACGAATGAACAAATGAGCACTTTTATATTAATTACATCAGGCGGTACTATCCTTGGATGTTATACATGGCTAATTATTAAAGTATGGAGGGCGGGCAAGGATGATAAGTAGATCCATTTTGTGGTTTTGGTGGCTGGCTGAATATGGCTGGCTTGGACTGTCGGAGGACGATATGAGGCGTGGGTTTGCAATGGTGAACGATGAGGATCTGGCATGGGATTTTGGGCTGGCGGTAATTAGAAAAGGGTGGTTTAGTAGATAATTAATAAAAACGAAAGAAAATGAAAACAATAAGTGTAAACAAAATAACTGACTTTTTAGGTGAATATTGCACAAAGGTAAAAAAGAATGAACGGTTCAGTTATGTAGAATTAATGATGGACAATCATCGTTGTGTTGAATACCAATCGGTTAAATATTATATTCCAGAAACGAATAGTTTAATGACGGTGGAGGAGTATGACGTTCATTCTTTTTTAATTGATAACTATCTAATTTAAAAACAAAAGAAATGAAAACAAATCTATCTTCATGGCTTAAACAAAACGATATAAGCCGAATTGAATTTATCGTGTATTGCATAGCCGGGGCTTGTGTGGCCTCATGGGTGGCAGTGTGGGCGTGGACGGAAATAGCAATTTACCTTCTGGATAAAGGCTTATTATGACCAGAATAGAACAATTACAAAAGCGTGGATATACCGTACGGCCTGACTTAATGAGAACAGGAGCGGTCTATGTTTCCCGCGACGGGGTTCATAAATGGTACATAAATATTTCAGAAGCGAGTAAAAATAGTAAAAAATAAAAGATATGAAAACGAATAATCCAATTTGTCCTTTTGACAGGGCTGAATGTATCCCAGATATGGATGGATATATTCAGTGCAAAGAGTGTGCGAGATATTGTAATGGGGTTAGAAAAACAGGGGGAATGCCCGGGCTTGAAATGATTTGGAAGTGGATTAAAAAAATACGAAAATGACAAAAAAAGAAGCTATTGTATTATGCCGAAGCGGTCAGAAAATTACTCACGGATATTTTTCGGACGATGAATTTGTAGAGTATAAAGATGGTCAATTTGTAACAGAGGATGGATGCAGAATGGGCCGGATCCATGACAAGTTTTGGACAATAAGAACAGGCGGATTTTGGGAAGACAATTGGTGTATATACGAATCAAAAGTATAGCAGCTATGACCCGAATAAATTCAGCCATACCCGTAGCCGAATTAACCGACGAACATATTTTGGCAGAGCATAGGGAAATTAAAAGACTTCCGGCGATATACGCCCATCATCTTGCCACTCCCAAAAAAGGCTCTATTCTTGCAGAGTTTGTATTGGGGAAAGGGCATGTATTGTTCTTTGTAGAAAAGCCCGCATTTACCCTTAATAGGTATTTAAAAATTTTCAATGAATGCAACAAAAGAGGCTTCGCGGTAACGTTCTATGGTGGAAATTGGACTAAAGCATATACTCCTGAACAATTCAGGTCTGAGGCATCAAATCATACCCCCACAGAAAAAGAAAGGGGTATGTTATTGGAAAGAATAACACAAAGGATTTTTGAATCTCCTAAAAAGTCATGGCATTATTACGGAGTGGCTATAACAAAACAAGAAGCGATAGGAATACTAAACAATAACAAAAACGAACGAAGATGAAAAAACAAGTAAACGGCCTCACGTTTGATGAGGTATTTGAAGAAAGAGGGAAAGAGATAAAAGTCTCAGAAATGGTAAAAGATAGAGTGTATTTATGCGACCAGTTGGATGTGTTTGGTTGGCTAAAATTAATTAAATTCAAAGGAGTTGCACCCTCTAGGTATAATATAGATATCCTAACTTCCACCATTCTATATTCTGATGGTGATGATGGTGATGATAATCCAGGCTTAGGCATGAAGATTAGAAATGCAAAGGCTTTTTACGAAGCCACCCCCAATCAAATAGCGCTCCTAAACGCTCACAAAAATGCGAACGAATAACTTCTCAAACCAGTTCCCAATCCGAAGGGCTGAACGGCCACAGGTAGGAACGCTCTGGTATAATGGAGGTAAGGTAAACGGCGCAATTGAATTGCGATTTTGTGAGCTAAACGGAATTAAAAGTGGCATGATTTGTCACGGATATAAGAAAGATGGATTTAAGGTAACGTATTAATTAAAAACAAACTAAAAATGAAAACAAATAAAGAGCTCACATGTATATGGCCAAATTTAGCAAGAGCTTGCGAAATTGCAATGGTCGGGAACTTAACGGTTAATATTATTTATGATACGATTTCATATCCAGAAATGCCGGAAGATTTTGAATTGATTAAAAGTTATTATAAAGAAATCAAGTTTGAAAAAACAGCAGACTTAACAGTGGTGCTTTGTAATCCACAAATAGCTAATGGCTCTGGTGAAAAATGGGAAGATGTAAAAATCCGGGCTGGATTGGTTGAAGTTAAAGACTTAGAATTAGATAGAACGGCTGAACAACTTTTTAAGTCGATAGCGGAACGATTTAAGATATCCATATCAAAACGGGAACTTATATTGAAGGTTTCTAATATAATCGCGTGTATGGATAGCGAAAAGGCTTTGGCGGCTTGGCATGTGGCTGAATCATTTCAATGGGCAGGCCTCCAGATTGAAACAACCGAACAGTCTGTTTTTTCGAGTTTGGATAAAAGTAAGGTTAAAGATTTTATAGATATTTTGACAGATGAACAAGTTGAACAAGTGAACAAGTATGCACATAAGATTTATAACGGATATAAGAGAGATTAATTTAAAATAACTTATTAATTAAAACAAACAAAACTAAAATGGAAACACTGGAATCAGCTTCTAAAAAACTACTATTATCTGCACTTGAACGAAAGGAGAAGTATGTCGCAATTATTAAAATGCTGGATAATGAAGATCTGGAATTAATGAATGTAATTTTCCAAAAACTACAACAAGTAGATAGGGATATAAAGAATGGATATATAATGTTGAACGAATTTAAAAACTAAACCAAATGTTTATCAGAATCAACGAAGAACGAATCCGAATGGCCTCAATAGGCTCATTCGAGAACAAAGGGAAATCAGCCGTAACTGGCTCATGGTATCTGGATATAAAAATATCCGGACGGTTGAAATCATTTACCTTTAAAACAGAGGAACGATTGAACGAGGTTGTGGCCTATCTGGATAAGGTGTTAAAAGTGGAGGTGGTATGAAAAGGTTAATGCTATTATTTATAAGTCTTGCCATATTTTTTACGGTATCAGCTCAATTTAAACCGCGTATAGCCTTTGACTATTTCACAAACGGATACAACGAACGAATGGTTATACCAGTACCACCATCAACGGGAATGAGCGAATTTGTAATAGACAACGCCAAAGGTAATTTCCGAATCAGAACCGGAGCAGATTATTCATTCCGTGGCGTTACGGCCTATTATGACCAGTCTATATACATGAATAAGGCTCGTGGTGCAATGTTCTCCCCCTTACAGGCTGAATGGTATGCCGGGGTTAAATATACGCGCTGGGGACTTACTATGAAGGCTGAACACCTATGTATTCATCCAATTGGAATATACGGAGTTGAGCGAATGAAACAATACGGTGGATATAATATGATTTCAGTCGGTTATGGGTATTAATAATTATTAACTTGTGGGAACGAAATAAATGTATTAAATTTACAGCATGACAAAACTATTTGAATTTTTAATGAAATGTGTGGTCTTTATCATCATGGGGGCAATTATCGCTCCGGCTATTATCCTATGTGCTATTCTATTATGGAGGGGCTCTTTCATGGATGAGCTGGATAAATTTGGCGATTTAATTTGGAAAACCAAAAACTAAAATAAAATGAAAAAGCAAACAAACAAGCACGAATTAAAGCCAGAGTTTTTTGATAAACTGGTCGAATTAGGGGTATATGAAAAGTGGGAAGAGGCGTGGAAAAACGACTATCCGGTGTCAAGAATAGGAGTATTGAACGAATACGAATATTTTTGTGATTTCATTGGGGCATCGTTTTTTTGGGACGCCACCGAGAATGGTTCTGATTTTTGGATAACCATCTCGGAATCATGAGACGCATAGTAGAAGAACGCCTAAAGCTCTCACAAATACGAGAGCTTATGTGGCAAAACGGGAACAAAACCGGATATTACTTTGCCAGATCGGATGGTGAGGTTTGGTATCGTGAAAAGAATGTGCATTTTCCGAATACAACGTGCTGGTACTGGTGCGAAGAACGAGTGGAAGATGGGTTAAGATTTATTAATGAATACTAAAACAGGGAACGAATGAAAACATTTAATCTGAACAGTGATATTTATATCCAAATAAACGAGGGCGGATGGAATCATCTAAAAGAAACAGAATCAAGCGAATATATTAAACATTGTATTGATAACAGGAAAGTAGAAATAGATGGAGAGGCCTGGCATAGATTACAAGCCCATCAGGTTATTGATTTATTCCCAATAAATTTTGGCAGAACTCCGTTTTATAGTCTTAATATAATGATTGATGACTCTTCTTTGTTATGAAAACCTACATAATTGATTATTGCGTCTACATGAACGACGGGTATTTCGAAAGTCATACCATTAAGGTAAAAAATGCTCCAAGCGAGTTGGTGGCAAAAGTCAGGCTGGAGGGGTGGTTGGAAATGAAATGGCCTAATTTTAATAGGCTGGTTGTGTACAAGTGCCGGGAGGATATATTGGGCGGAATGGGCGGGATTTTTGGTGATATATTTAAATAAAATAAAATAAGATGAAAGTAGTAATTAACAAATGTTTCGGTGGGTTCTCAATAAGCAGAGAGGCCGCAGTATTAATGTCGTCAATAGGGAGCGAACAGGCTAAGGCTGAATTGGATCAAAGTGTTGATTTTTGGTATGGATACGGGTATGTAAAAGGATTCGATAATGGGTATTCAAGAGTTGATGAGCATTTAATATACGCAGTGGAAACTCTTGGGGTAAAGGCAAACGGATGTTCCGCAAGACTTGTGGTGTTAGAAATACCGGATGGTATAAAATGGAGTATTGATGATTATGACGGAATGGAGTCGATAGAAGAGGAACATAGATCGTGGTGATATATTTAAATAAAAACAACTAATATGAAAAAAGAAAAATTAGAATTGGAGGATATAACAATATCAGGTTTAAACAAAGACGGGTTCCTAATGGTTACGACGTGGACACCGTGTGAGCAAATGTACATCCACAAGGATGATATATCCGCGCTAATCGAATTTTTACAAAACCAACTAAAACAAACCAAACTATGAAAATTTTAAATGAACGACCAACCGGAATGTCGGTTATTGATTATCACGCTGAACAATCAGCGTTTAAAAAGTGGCTAAAATTTTACAAAAAAGGTAGATTAATGCAATGGATTATCAAAAATGGAATTAAAACCTTGGAGTATGCCTGACCCATTCATCCTGCTCAAATATTACGATCCAAATATACCATCGGAGGAATATGCCAGATATAGCCAAGTCGGATGGAGTCAAGTCTTGCCTCTCTTGCGCAAATTAAAACCAGATTACAGTAATTTCCCCCAGGGCGAACGACTGTCACGTGAACAATTCGAATCGAGTAAAACGGGGTGCACATTGGTTAGGCAAAACGACTCCGGTGAAGTATGGGAATATGGTGACTTCGGTAACAAATTTAAACGTGCGAAGTATGACTCCATTTGATTTATTACCCGCGATTAAGTCAGTTTTTGGGCTAACGATTGCTGACATAACTGGCCGGTCTCGGTCTGATGATGTAAATTATGCAAGGCGGGTTTATGTCTATATATTGCTGAACGATTTTTCCCTATCGGTTGACGGAGTAGCCTCTTTAATTAAACGGGACTCGACATCGGTATATTGGTACAAGAACAATATGGATGGGTGGGTAAAATGGGATAAAAAGTTTGCCGAACTATTAAAAAGTGTTAAATATCAGGCGAATAACTTGCAGATGTGACATTAATTTTGTAAATTTGTAGAAAAAAAACTAATAAGATGGAAAAGAGTGAATTTGAACAGGACTATAAGTCTATGGTAAGGAAGCTGTTTAAAATACGGTTAATGGAGCTTGGGTTAGCAGCGACGTCTGATTTTTACGATTTATCCGCAAGGGTTAGCCCATGTGCTACATGTATTTTAAAAACAGTGGAGTTTTCACCTAAACCCGGAGACTTAGTAACCGTTATCAGTCCCCGTGGAAAAAGTATGTTTTTATATAAATCTGGTGATTGTAAAAGAGGCGGAGATTCAAATGGTTTTGCAGTTTTACACAGAGACGGTGGGTTTCTCTCTGGATTGGGTATTTGGGATAAGTTTAACGATACCGACGATTGGCATTTATCCACCAAATCAGAACGTTGCGAATTTATTGACGCCATGGTGAAGGCTGGGTATAGATGGAATGCGAAGAAGTTAAAGTTGAGTAAGGTTGAGAGTGGGTTTAAAATTGGTGATTTCGTGTATTGGAGTGGTAACAACCCCCGACCTGCAATCATCCTAAGACATTGCCACAGCTTCTCAGATAGTTGGGTTTTATGCGGCATAAACAATTTAGATGGAAACAATTCATCTGCTTCTGAGAAACATTTACGTTTAGCAACAGAAACCGAAAAGAGGCAACTAATTGATCTATTACACTCCACTGGAAAGGATTGGGATGCTGTTAATAAAGAGATAGTTGAACTGAAATTTGCCCCCAGAGACGGAGATTTTATCCTTACCGACCGTGGTTTTTTAGCTATATTTAAGGGTAATAAGGTTCCATCTACTGGTAATGAATTTGAGTTTTATTATCATTCAATGCTTTACGACTTAGGGTCTACGGTTCAATTAGATGATTGGTGTGCCGCTAAGCCTTCCAGGATAATGACAGATGGTGAGAAGCAAATTTTTACTAATAAATTGGCAGAAAAAGGTAAGAATTGGAATCCGGAAACTAAACGAATCGAACCGATTAAGTGGAGGGCTGAAAAAGGAGGGATATACTGGCAATCATTTTGTAATGCAAATAACGGAGACACCGAATATAGACCACACGCCTCTACTGAAAATAGAGATCCGTTTGACAATGCTATTTACACCCAGGGAGATTACCATAAAACAGAAGAGGATTGCCAACGTTTTTGTAACGCGCTGAATTTAACTATTAAAAACTTTAAATAAAATGGCCGAACAAATCATGCGACACTATCGGGAAGGTGGCAAGTTAACACATTCGGGGGTTGAGATCCTCCCTAACGGAAAAGATATTGACTACATTGTGATAAAAGAGGTAAAATGGTCTGAAACGGAAGAGGTAAATGGAAACGCCAAACCATGTTTTATAGCGGTCTTTGATAAGAATCTATATACTGACCGTCCGATGGTACTAAATGCCAAGAACAAAAAGACCCTACTAACCCTGACAAAAAAGGACGAATATGGCCTGGAAACAATTAAAAACCTTCCAGTCCATTTAACTAAAGAATCAACCAAGATGGGGTTAGGTTTACGAATCAGCCTCATTCCCGCTAAAAAAGCAGGTGTTGACCCGGAGAAAAAGGCAAGACTCGATGTCAATAGCCCAAACTTTGAAGCTATTTTAACCTGGCTAACCTCCGATCCAGAACATACTATTGATACTGCTACCAAAAAATACGACGTATCACCAGAAGCATTAGCTTCATTAAAAAAAGCAAAAGATGAGTCAAACAAGTAACAGTGGGAGTAGCGGATTTTTATCACTTTTATTAGTGGCATCTATCGTCCTTAAATTAACAAATGTAATCACATGGTCTTGGTGGTGGGTTATGGCTCCGTTTTGGGGAGGAATAGTATTGGCTGTATTTGTATTTGCAGGAATTATAATTTATCACATAATAAGGAAATAGCATGGACGAAAGAGAAAAAAGGTGGAAGCAGGCCAGATGTGAAAATATAACATCATCCCCATTAGCTAAATTAAACACAAAAGGAACAAAAGGTCGACTTTGGGGAGATCAGGCTTGCAAATATTTATGGGAAAAAATATATGAGCGGCGTAGGCATAAGCCAGTACGAAACGAGGATAATAAAAACTTCCGGTGGGGACATGAACAACAACCAATAGCTATAGCTTGGCTTAGGGAGAATACGATGTGGAATGTTTTTGACTGCGAGTGTGATGGAGATGAAATAACATTCGTAAAACCGTGGAGCGATGTTAGGTATGGGGATTCTCCAGATTTCTACGTAATGGGTGACAATGGGAAAATAGAGGCCATCGGGGAAATTAAATGTGTTGTATCACAGGCTAAATTTGAGGAATATACATTATCGACCCCTGCTGATTTAATTGACGAATATAAGGAGCAATTGGCCGCACACTTAATGGCTCATCCGGGAGTTGATTTATTGTATTACGTTATTTACGATGGGCTATCGGTTGATGATGAATTGGATTTTGTCGACGTAATGGATGCGAGTAGGGGTATAATAGTAAAATACACACGCGAAGATTTTGGAGACTTAATACCGGAGTTGGAAGTTAGAATACGTGAGGCAGACGCTGCGGTTAATGAGGCGATAAGATTAGGGGTAAAAATAGAGAGTATATTAAATAATTAAAAACGATGAAACAAGCGACTGGATATTTTATATCATTATTTGGATTTATAATATTATTTACGTCATTTATTCCAGCCATAATTGTATCTATTCTAGTCTGGGACAACGAGCCCATAAATGATGTATATGAGATGGTTGACAAGTATGTGCATAAATTTTTATAACAATGGAAGGATTTCAAAAATATCAACATATAGAAAGGCTCGGAACACAGGAGACTTACGGTATCCTATATGGAATGGTTTGGGTTTTTCCGAAAATAGATGGAACTAATTCGCAATTATGGCTATCGTCTGATTGCGTGATACATGGTGGTAGCAGGAATAGAGAATTGGAATTTGACTCCGATAACGCTGGATTCTTTAAATGGGCTTGCGCGGAAACAAAATTCTTTAACTTTTTTGAAATATACCCAAACCTTCGCCTTTATGGAGAATGGCTCGTACCTCATACATTAAAGACATATACCGAAGAAGCCTGGCGTAATTTTTACGTTTTTGACGTTATGCGAGAAGATGGCTCCTATTTATCTTACGATGAATACCAGCCATTAATGGAGGAATATGGGATCGAATATATTCCACCAATTTGCAAAGTTGAAAATCCTACAATTGAGCGTATCCAAAACCAACTTGAAAAGAATGGATACTTAATTAAGGACGGAATGGGTATCGGTGAAGGTATTGTAATTAAAAACTATGATTACCAAAACAAATATGGTAGGATTACCTGGGCTAAAATTGTCGCAAATGAATTTAAGGCTGCTCACAGTAAAAAAGAGGTGACCGAAATAAAGGAGCGCACCCAGGTAGAACAGGCTATTGTTGATAAATACGTGACGTTGGAATTGTGTGAAAAAGAATATGCAAAAATAGAGGTGCTGGAGGGCGAATGGACTACAAAAATGATACCTCGCCTCCTTAATACTGTCTATTTCTGCCTTGTATCTGAGGAATCCTGGAATTTCGTAAAAGAATTTAAAAATCCGATAGTCGATTTTAAAAGATTATCGTATCTTTGCAATGAGAGAGTAAAATTATTAATGACTAATTTATTTTAAAGTTATGGCACAACAGGAAATGTATTATTACAACGACACCTTCTATCCAAGTATGGAGGATTTAGCAGAAGGTTTAGAATTAGAAGACGACGAAAATAGCGACGATACTATTTTTAAGGTAGAAGATTGTGATCTGGAGCCAGTATTTAAACTCGATTCAAGAAAACTATACGAAATGCTTGTCGGCGAATTCGAGGATCGCTCCTCTGAGGATGGAGACGAATGGGATACCGTGGAAGACTTATTGAAAAAGTATGTAAACTTTGACGAAATTAACGCACGCATTCCAGATTTATGGTTTCCAAACGGAACGTATAAGGAGTGGACGAAAAAAAAGTTAATAGAATTATACGAATAATAACATGATAACCCAAAAACAAGTAAAACTAATCGGTGTTCGAGTTCAGAACCACCGAAATATTGTAGCCACCCTACTTACTCCAGAAATACTGAGCAAAGATGTAATCAAACTTGTCGGAGTCGAAGGCTCTGGCAAGACATCTGAGTTGGACGCTATAACGACAGCTTTTGCTGGAAACGATGCCATTAAATCCAAATCATCCTTGCTTCCTGGTTATTTATCCGAAGTACAACTGTCCGATGGCGACCATAAGATTTTTCTTGGAGCAAGAATGGCCGTCATAGGACGTGGAGATAATAAAGGCGAGTCTAAGTTTGAAACCTTTCTATTCGAAAAAGGAGCTGACGGAAAGGAAAAAGACGTAATGATGGACGGTCATAAATGGACAGCCGCAGAGTATCAAAAAGAAATTACTACAAACCTCATCTTCTCCCTACCTAAACTGTTTTCAAAAGTTTGGTCTGAGCATAACGAACTGATTGAAGGCCTGTTTGCTCCGGAATTAAACAAACTCGGAATAAAAGAAAAGGTTGCAGAGATTCTGGCCGCAAAAGAAAAGAGGGATTCGGCAAGGGATTATTGTAGCAGGCTGGGGGCGTTTAAGGAAAACTTTGACGATGAGGGACTGAATTTGGACGATCTGGCTGTATTGGTTGAGGTGGATTTGGATTCACTTCAAGGAGAAATGACTAAATTGGAAGTCGCAAAAGGTAGCTTGGTGTCAAATGCTACGACTCAAACTGAACTTAATAAATCTCAGGCGCAATCAGTAAGGGATTTAGAGTTGCAAAAAATTAAGGACAAGGCCGGTAGGGATGTTACGGCAATGCGGGAGCTGGCGGACAAAATTAGTGGCGAATACAGATTAAGTCTTGCCACTTTTAATGAGAAATCAAGTAAGGTAGGCAGCGCGACAGAGTCACTAAACGAGACATTGGAAGAAGTTAGACATCTTCCTTTCGTATCAGATGGTACATATTTAGATGTTAAAAATATTTTGGATAACTCATACGGGGAATATAAGAAACTAAATGATTCAGGTATTTGTCCCATACAGCCTATCCTCCCAACTTTCTCCACCGATGGTATACCAACTATCCCAGAAAATGTATCGCCAGAATTTGAGCCTTATATCAAGTCACGGAATACCCTCTTGCTGGAATACTCAACCCTAAAAGAATCAGAGCTTATTTTTGAGACAGTTAATCCGGAAAATACATCTGAATACGACAAAAAGATTGCCGACAAAAAGGCCGAAATCGACCGTGCCAGAATTAATAACAAGAATTACGACCGATACACGACGTGGGCAGATTGGATTGACAAAAAGAACCTATACGAAAGCAGAATTGACGAACTCCGTAGGCTATATGCTTCGGTTAACACTGGCGTAGACGGGTTACGTATTGTTCCCACCGAGGAGTCTGGGCGTGTTCGTTGCTGGATGGAATACAACGGTGTTTATGATAAGGGATTCTTTGGTAATACGACAGGTGAATCTCGTAGATTGTTTGAATATTCAGGTGCGCAAATGGGAATCATTGCCGTCTTGTTGCAGGCTGCACGGTTAGACTTGAAAGACAAAGCACTGCGATTGGTTATCTTACAGGCTGTCCCGATGACGAGTAAAGGTTTGGCTATATTAGCCAAGGTATGCGATGAGAAAAAAGTACAGTTGATTACAGACCAGACTGATGAGCATTACGACTTGAATAGTTTGGATGATTCGACTGTGGTTATGGAAAACGGTGAGGTGTTTTTTAATAAATAGGAAAGATGGATGAAGAAAGCAAAATTAGTATGGAAGAAATAAGAGCTTCTATTGAGGATTATGATCCTTGGCCTAATTTAAATTGGGGAGAATCACCCTCTGATAATGTTTTGGATTACGACGATGAGCTTGACGGCTACGATTATGATGAAGATTTCTACGACACCAATTCTACTCATATATGACCCCAGAACAAACAAATTTTATCTCCTACTGCCAGGCGGAGCGTGAAAAGTTTATCCGGCGATTTACCAAAAAACCCAGAAATGGATGGGAACGAGTTATGGCCGAAGATATGGTTATATGTGTTGAGAATATTATTAATGAATTAAAAAAGGAATATGATTCGAGACAGCCAGCAAATAATTGATCTAATTCTAACCCGTCATAACCAAACCATAGAGGTTGTGACGGGTAGAATCCAAACGAAGCAGGTTTCAAATTGTCGCGCTCTGATTTATGCCGGCTTACTCAGATACTCCGAATTAAGTCTGGATGATGTGGTTAAAATGTTTAATCGAAGCCAAAACTCTGTTTCGGTTCAGGTTAATAGGATTACGAAAACGGAGGAATGGAAAGAGGTTCAGAAATTAATAATTGGGATTAAATGAAAAACCCACTAATTGACTCTATGTCTAGATGTAAGCCGTTAATGGATACTTTGAAATATTGGGCCAGTGCAGAATATGCAGAGTCCATAATGGCGGAATCTAAAAAATACTACGGAAATCCAATAGTTTATGTGCGAAGTGAACCAATAAAAAGAATAAAATGACACCGAAAGAAAAAGCCGAAGAGTTATTGGAAAAAATGCATAAGTGTTTATTTTCTGATGGGTTATATGATGCAAAACAATGTTCTATGGTCGCCGTAGAGGAAGTTGTAGATCAGTGGGACTATATAGACACCTATCTTGGGGATGGAAGAGGAGAATTGAATCCAAATTTAAGGTGGTGGCAGGAGGTTAAAAAGGAATTGGAAAAACTATGAAAATAACAAATATAAACCCACTTTACCCAACTATCATCTATCACAATGGGGATAAATTTACGTACGAGGGAAATATATATGAGGTTATTGGATTATTCCCTGGTGGATATAGTTTTTCGGACGCCCATTCACAGAAAAAGAATACACTTTTAAAAATAGTTAATTTAAATAAAATGGGAGCTAAAACTTTTCAGGACGCATTAGATGCAAAAGCCGAATTAGAGGGCGAAATAGGCCATTCTATAGTTAAATTTGAAAAAGAATTTGGAATCAAAGTCTGTTCAATTTGGCTGGAACATCGTGAATTTAAGGCAGAGCGGGGAGCATTAATAGTGTCAGAGGTAGGAGTTAGCGCAGAAATAAAACTTTGACCCCCACTCTTCGCCCCCATCAACAAACCCTCCACAACGAGACCCTCCAAGCAATGAAAAGGTACAAACACTGCCTCATTGTTGCTGGATGCTCTTTCGGGAAAACGTTTCTATTCTCCTACATGGCGTCTCTTACCCAGGCCAAATGTAAGCGTATGATGATACTATCAAACCGTAGTGAAATACTAACCCAGTCTGGAGGGGCGTTGTCTCAATTTGGTGTAACCGCTGACTATATTGACCCGGCCCATCCCCACGTGCCCACCTCTTTAGTTTCCGTCTGTATGGCTCAAACCCTACGACGCAGGTATAAACGAAAGGAATGGGAAGAGTATATACGGAGCTTGGACATTATTGTTATTGACGAAGCGCACTCTCAGGATTTTAACTTTCTTTTTGAGTCCGGTCTACTTAAAAATAAATGGGTTTTAGGTTACACGGCCACACCGAAAAGAGACGGGAAACAACGGCAATTAGGGCTTGATTACGAATGTATTGTGGAGGGAATTGACTCAGAGGAATTAATGAAGCAAGTATGGCTCGTCAGGTCTAAATACTTCTCAGTTGATGCCCCTGATTTAACAAAAGTCGGAACTGATTCGCTGACGGGGGATTATAAGGCGCCAGAACTTTTTACATTATTCAATACTCCAGACCGGTATGGTGGAGTTGTTGATAATTACCTCAGGTTAACTCTAGGGCAATCGGCAATCTGTTACTGCTGTAATCAGGTTCATGCAATTGAAACATGTCGCGCTTTTAATGAAGCTGGAATATCGGCTAAGTTTGTCGTATCTGGGATTAAAAAGGATAAAGAGGAGTATCAGGTATTAAAAGATAATTTGCAGTACACGTCCAGTAGAAAGACCATTTTTGACGAATTTAGACGGGGTGAGTTTAAAGTACTCTGTAACGTAAGTGTTGCCACGACCGGTACAGACCTGCCAATAGCGTCGGTGTGTATTTTAAACATGGCTACTCTTAGTTTGACGAAGTACCTGCAAATGTTAGGGAGGATAGCTCGTTTATATCCTGGAAAAACGTGGGGTTATGTGCTGGATTTTGGGGGAAACGTAGGTCGGCCTGGGTTTGGAATATACGAGGCTTATCGAAAATGGTCAGTTTGGCACGAAGAAAAAACAGGTGGTGGAATACAGATGACAAAAGAATGCCCAAAGGATAGAAAGGATAAGAATGGCAAGACGGGATGCGGCCGCTTAATTCCGGTATCTGCTCAATTCTGCCCATTCTGCGGATATATTTTCGCAACGGAAAAAGAGATACGGGATGCCGAGTTAGTGGAGATTATTGACGGGAGGTTTAAGTTTAAAGAGATGTCGGCGTTACAGCTAAAGGCTTATGCTGAATTACATGGGAATAAGATGGCTTGGGTTTATAGGATGCTATGGGTTGGAGGTGGTGAGGCTGGGTTCAGGAAAGGGATGAAAGAATTGGGTTATCAGAGTAAGTTTATATGGTTAACTTTAGAGAGATTTAAAAAAGAAAAGAAAAGTAAATAATAATTTGTCACATATTTATGCTACATTTGCGACAGAAATAAAACAAAAATTATGGAACCAGAATGTTTTATCAGAAAAAATACGCCAGAATTAAGGTTGGCGTTGAAGGAAATAGGATATGATATATGCACCTGTTGCACTTTTAGACACTGGAATTGGCTCCATATCGGTGAGTGGGGTGTGCATGGAATACGGACGGTTTTTGATAAGGAGTTTGGGGTAAATATGTCAGAATTATTTCTGTTGGAGAAAGATGATTATTGCATCGATTGCGGGGAGGATGAAGAAATGTTTTTAAAATTAGCAAAAGAAATTTATGAAAAAACTAAAGCAGGGTGATTTATGTAAGATCTGGATAGATGATCGCCCGGAATATGATCTTGGTATTTTTATAAAACACGAGGAAAGTAAGCTTGTTTTCGATGCTATCCAGAGTTGTTTATTATATAGAAAGCCAAAGGACGGATATTTTCATACAGAGATGAGGGTTCCAATTCGGACAAAAGTGACCGTATGGAAACAATCCTCATTTGAAAAGCAGACCATAAAATATGGATTCGTAGTCCGAAATGGTGAATTTGTGGATAGAGGCATCGTAATAAAGGAGTTGTCACGTAGCCTGTCCTCCTATTTCTCTATATACGCCTGTCGTAAATTTCTAAATAAACTTAAACAAATAAGAAAACAATATGAAAAAACTACTAATTAGGTTAAGTGCGATCCCATTGTTCCTGGTCCTTGGGTGTGGATTTGTTATTAATTTTATATACTGGCTATTTACCGGAGAAGCCATTGAAGCTCAATGGCTCGAAAACTGGTTAAATGCCGTAGAGAGAGAGATGGTATGATAATCATAGAACCTCGCCCTCCTAAAAAACGCGCACCATCAGCTAATGAAGAGGCTAAATTACAAACAGAATGCAACCTATGGTACATTAACGAATGGAGACAGCACCCAAAAAACTTATGGACAACATTTAACGAAGGCAAAAATGTAAGCCAAAGATTATCTATGGGGATGGTCTCTGGGGTTAGTGATAGATTGTATTACGAGTCATGGGGGCGTGGGTTAATTGGGCTTGAGTTTAAATATCCAGGCACTAAGCATGACGTTCAACACGTCATCAGGCAGTGTGAGTGGATTTTAGAGGTTTGCGATGGGGGTGGGTTCATTGACGATAGAAGTCAATTTATAAATATCATCACGGGCCATAATTCATGGCATGATCCATCCAGGGTTTTGTTGTATTTATCAAAAATAAAAACAAGTAGTTTTATATGGGATGGGTCTAAATTTTTATAGTTTACTCAAATAAAAGTATATAGAATATGAGATTAGATCTGACAGGGGCTGTTTTTGGAAGATTAACTATAGATAGTTATTTCGGGTTATCGAAAGATAAAAGAACCTTATGGAATTGTTCTTGTTCTTGCGGGAATAAAAAAGTAGCCTCTAGGCACGAGCTCAGAAGCGGTGATACTAAAAGCTGCGGATGTCTAAGAATAGAAATGACAAGAGCTAGGTCATCGACTCACGGAAAAAGGGGCTGTAACGAGTATAAAATATGGCTATCGATGAAAGATAGATGTTTAAATAAGAATGCTAATAATTATAATAATTATGGAGGACGTGGTATATCTGTATGTGACGAGTGGGGAAAATCTTTTTCTGCGTTTTATGCGGATATGGGTAGGAGGCCAAGTTTAAGTCATTCGATAGACAGGATAGATAATAACGGCAACTATACTAAGAATAATTGTAAATGGGCTACAAGGCGAGAGCAAAATAACAACAGAAGAGAGACTATATTTGTAGAATACGGAGGAGCCAGATTGTGCCTTTCCAGCATGTGTGAAAAAACTGGTATAAATTACCACTGCGCACAACAAAGGCTTCATAAATATAAATGGAGTGTATTTGACACATTTTCAAAGCCAGTTGGAATCGCCAGGAACTTTAAAAAATAATAGTTGTTGTTCAATAAAAACCCAAGTTCATCTCCATTAAACACTCATTTTAGTTAAACTGTGTTAAACCCATTGTTAAACCCATTTTTAGTACTTATCTTTGGGAAAAATAAAGATTATGAAGGAAATAATTAACAAGAGTGGCGTAGTCACCAAAATATTTGCCGAAACCTTTGAGCAGGAGGCTTATAATCAAATAGAAGAATTATGTAATTTTGAACCATATCTTAACAGTAAGATACGCATTATGCCAGATGCCCATGCCGGAAAGGGATGTACTGTTGGGACAACTATGACCATAACTGATAAGGTTACGCCAAATCTAATAGGGGTAGATATAGGATGCGGAATGAATGTTCTGAAATTGCATGAGACTAAAATTGACCTAAAGGAATTAGACGAGGTTATAAATAATCATATTCCATCTGGTTTCAATGTACATTCAAGTCCGGTTGTAGATTATAATTTTGATGATTTGATTTGTAAGGATTCGGTAAATTTAGGGAGAGCCGCTCTATCCATTGGGACTCTTGGTGGTGGAAATCATTTTATAGAGGTTAATATATCGTCAAATAATTCAGATTTATACCTTGTCATCCACTCCGGTAGTAGGAATCTTGGGAAGTGTGTATGTGAACATTATCAGAAAATTGCATCCAACTCACATCCTAAAATGAATAAGGATTTAGCGTATCTTTCTGGAACCGACATGGAGGCCTATCTTAATGATATGAAATTTGCTCAGGAATACGCCGTTAAAAACAGATGGGCTATAGCATCCGAAATACAAAAGTATATGGGATTTCAGGTTGATTCTTCTTTTGAGTCTATCCATAACTATATTGACTTTGAAGGCATGATCCTTCGAAAGGGAGCCGTGTCGGCTGCGGCTGGAGAGGAATTAATCATACCTATTAATATGCGAGATGGCTCACTACTTTGTACTGGGAAAGGAAATCCTGACTGGAACCGTTCTGCGCCTCATGGAGCTGGTAGGCTAATGAGCCGGAGCAAGGCTAAGAAGACCTTAAATTTGACTGATTTTTCAGACAGCATGAATGGTATATACACCACCTCTATTTGCACAGAAACCCTTGACGAGGCTCCTATGGCTTATAAGTCGATAGATGAGATAACTAGCGGAATATCGGATACAGCAGAAATAATTGATATTATTAAGCCTATATATAATTTTAAGTCTCATTAATAATTATTAACTTTTAATTTAGAATATGAATTTGTATCTTTGGGAAAAATAAATGTTATGAAAACTCTCCCCACCTACACCTTATCAATCATCTCCGTCAAGTCTCGCCTAACCCTGCGTTTCTACAAAGACGGAAATCATTATAAATCAAAAAGTCTTGGATTGCCAGCAACCACCGAAGACATATCTACCCCCAATGCCGCCTTAAATGCAGTTATGGCGAAGTATAAGAATGAGTTCGCTAATGTAGCTTACGACTATGCAATAAATGGTAAAACAGACCCGTATCAGGCCATGTTTGGAACTAAGTCCAATATTCCTGATTTTTCTGCGATGTTTAAAGGGACTCATTTTATTGGGTTCTCTGGGGATAAAATAGATTGGATAGATATAGATAATGCTCTGCTATACTCTTACAAGGCGGATCTGTCGAGTGATGGGTACTCGGATAACACTATTAAAAAATATCTCAGCGACGTAAGATCTAAATTAGTATTAGCGAGAGATTTAGGTGTGGAGTTTCCCGCTAATAGTTTTAAAAGCATATTTAAGTGTGAAAAAGGCAGACATACCAGTATCTATCTGACAAAAACAGAGCTGGAAAGGCTTAGTGAAGTCGGAACTTTTACCGACGTAGAAAAGTCAGCCTTAGTTTATTTTCTTATCTCCGCTTATACCGGTTGTCGTTTTTCTGATGTGATAGAATTAAATCTATCAAACATAGTCGTTACAGACCGACCATGTACCTCTGGGAGGACTAAAAAGATTGAAGAAATATTCTATGTTTCGCAAAAGACTGGAACCCCGACCTATGTGACATTGAAACCGCTTGTAAAAGACCTGCTTCGAATACCCATAATCAGTATTTCTAATAACCAGGCAAACCAAGTCTTGCCATCTCTTTGCGAAAGAGCCGGAATTATAGCTCCAGCAAAAGTAGTTAAGGCAGACAAATCCGTAGAGGGTAGAAAATGTGATTTCGTTACAACCCATATCGCACGAAAGTCATTCGCTACAAATATATATATATCTGGAGAAAAGTTAAGAAACGTATCCCTTATGATGGGGCACGCTTCTATAGAAATAACGAGTTCGACATACATTTGTTGTGGACAGATTGAGGATGATGGAGTAAGAAGTAATTATTTTGAGTGAGACTAACATGGGCGCCCTTATTCAGATGATACCCTTCACCTCCCCCGATGGCCAATCTGATATGTTATGTATCACTCAGGTCAGGTTTGACTCCGCTGTGGTGGGACGAATAAGATTCTACGGAGAACCAATGAAGTTATTTCGTGATGAACATTTTAATATAGAAGGCGAAATAGTGTTTACGGAACAGTTTAATTTTCCGATTGGGTACTTGATGAAATTCTTAGTTGGAAATGATGCTATTGATGAAAAAGGAGTAATAACTAAAGATATTTGGGAAGAATAGAATGAAAGCAAGAGACGACTTTTTTAACCATCTAATGTTGGATATTGAGACTATGGGTAACGAGAGTTTCTCAAGTATAGTAAGCATAGGGGCATTGGAGTTTGATATAAATACAGGAAACACAGGGAGGGAATTTTATGTAAACGTAGACTTACAGAGCTGTATTGACTTAGGTTTAATTGTAAACGCCTCTACTATAATGTGGTGGATGAGCCAAAATACGCAAGCGATAAAAGACCTAACAGAGCCGCCCGTATTACATATAAAGGACGCGTTATTGGAATTTTCTAAGTTTTGTATAAACGACTATGAGATTTGGGGTAATTCTGCCAGGTTTGATTGTGGGATATTGCAGAACGCATACAATAAGGCTAATGTTCCTATTCCATGGGATTTCAGAAAAGAGAGATGCGTCAGAACTCTCGTAAGTTTTAACCCCGGAATAAAGAAAAACTGCCAATCCGTAGGTACGTCCCATAACGCTCTATCGGATTGTTATTTCCAAGTTAAATATTGCTGCGATATATGGGCGCATTTAAATCGTAAAAACTAAAATAAAATGAAACATAAAGGAAGACGCTATAACGCAACAAAAACGCACCGTCCAGAATTAATCCCCCAATACGCATTGGACAAAGTATGCGAAATACTAACCAATGGGGCACATAAATACACAACCTTTTTACTCCCAGACGGGACAGAAGTAACCGGTGAGTTTATAAGCAAGCATGACTCCGCTGGGCTACCAATAGTCTCCCAGGGTGATAATAACTGGCGTAACGGAATGTCGTGGACTAAAGGGGCATTAGGATCTCTTAAAAGGCATCTTTCGGATTGGGAGAATGGCCTTGACTTTGATCCAGAAGATGGACAGTTACTAATGGCTAAAATTGCTACCAATGCGTTATTCTTAACTGAGTGGTCTAAAACGTACCCGCAAGGAGATGACCGTTGGAAGCAATATCTTCATATTCCAAAAATTGGACTCGATATTGATGATGTTCTGTCTGATTTTATACCAGAATTTGCTAAAAAATACAATCTACCTGAACCTAATTCTTGGGGATGGTGTGCTGGTAAAGACGCCGCATTTAAAGATTTCGTAAGTGATACGGATAAAATGAATAGTTTTTACATGTCCTTGCCGGTAAAGACTTCTCCAGAATATATTCCATTCGAACCCGTAGCGTACGTTACATCAAGACCATGCTCTACAAAGGTAACTAAAGAGTGGTTAGACCTAATGGCGTTCCCCACAGCACCAGTAATTACAGTCGGAATGGGTGAGTCCAAAATAGATTCAATCAGGCAGGCCGGAATAGAAGTATTTGTCGACGATCGTTTTGAGAATTTTGTAGAGTTGAATAATGCAGGTATTTGTTGCTATTTATTCGACTCTCCTCATAACCAAAGATACGATGTTGGAAGTCGTAGGATTAAATCTCTAAAGGATCTTCCTTGGCTTAATACCTGATAAAACCAACATTA